GGAAAGAAGGGGATGAATTAAAATTCATACCTCAAGACGAAGCATTTATTATTAAAAAAGTAAAACATGAAACTATTGAGCTTGACTTTGATGAGGAAGAATTGTTAAAGTATATGCAATTCGCACATGAAAAAAATATTACATTTAATGAACTTTGTGAATTAGCAATAAAAGAGAAATTAGAAGAAACCCACTACGATAAATGAAAACATTACATAATACTAGAAATTGCAAATACAGAAAGTGGTTGCATAAAAAATTAAAACACGGCAAAATAAGTGGTAAGTTTTATAAGTTTATTTGCAGAAACTTTCCTTATCGACTTACTGCAAGAGAAGTACAGATTTGTGTCACACAAGTCCTTCATGGCAAAATGACCGAAAATAAAGCTATTAATACCCTACAAGGAGCAAGTTCCGAACTTAAACGACAACAAGAGATGTACAAATCAAATGTAGAGTGCAGAAAGAAAATTTCAAAAACAGAATGAAAATATTGCAATGGGCATGGGATAGCATCTGCGTAATTTGCATATTATTTTATTGCATACTTACTAGCTTTATATTATTATTTACTAATGATGAATAAATACGAAGTGGAAATACAAGAAACTGAAGAAGGAGAATTATACTTTCAAATTCCAGAAAAGTTGCTTGATAGCTTAGGATGGAAAGAGGGAGACGAATTAAAATTCGTTGAAAAAGCAAATAGAATAATCGAACTAAAGAAAGTTCGCTATGAGTCTATTGCTCTTGACCTTACAGAAGAAGAATTATACAAATATATGCTTGAAGCTCACAAAAATAAAATGAGCTTAGATAATTGGATCGAGATGGTTTTAACAGAATTTATTGAATTAGAGAGGAAAAAAAATGAAGACTGAAAAAATAAATAAACTTAAAAATTTCTTAAATAATATTACTTCAACTTTCTCAAGAAAGCGTAAAGTAAAAAAAGCCATTAACGAATCCATAGAGAAAAACAAAAAAGTTTTAGAAAAGCTTGGGGATGAAGTCGATTATGACGGCATGGGAGATTGGGGAAGATTCCCACCAATCAAAAAATAAATTAATGAGAGTTCGGGCGGTATTTTGTTGCATTTATTTTAGCTTAATGCCTTGGTGGATATACGAAAAGAAAAAACATTACAGAAGAACATATTGGAAACATCTTAAATTAAATTTCAGTCAAATAAAGACTTGGCTCTTAAAACAAGAAACACAAGAAGATATAGATTTCGAGAAAGAAATAAATACAAATTGGAAAAAAGTTATATTAAATTTAGTAAGATGAAAGTATTAGTGAAATGAGCTACTTTAAACTAAAAGTTCCTGCGGGTACTTACGAAGCAGATTCCCTCTTTCGCTTATTGTGGGAAATATTGAAGCATAGATGTTGGCACTTGTGGAAACATAAAAAATGGATGGATTAATATAATGAAAATAAAATTAGGATTAAGAGGCAATTCAGATGCAATCAATCATGTCATCATTAAAATGGATGACCTTACGCTTGTAACAGGCGACAATATTTTTCTTATCGGTGAAGAAAACAGAATTAAAATGGGAGAAAATATTATTAAGTTACTTGATGCTTTAAGTGTTGACAATGAGATCGAAATAGGCGACAATGTCAAATCTATGATCGAGCGAGAATTAAATATGGAGAAAGGTGCATTAAATAAATATGAAAATTGTAATAAATAATTACGGAAAAACTTATAGCGTTGAAACTGATGAGGATATGGATGTAGAAAGCATGGCAGACGCATTCAAGGGCTTGCTTGTCAGTATGGGATACCACCCATGTAATGTAGATGAATTGTTCAACACAGAGTATAAGTGGTTCAGCCAAGAAGAAATAGAAGAAAACAGGCAAGGTCACTTAAAGCAAGACTCGATAGATAAACACAACCTATACAACCAAATAACTTAAAAGGCTTGACAAATCTTAATTCTTAAATTATAGTTTAGGTATTATGAGCGGAGAAGGATTATCAGTAAGTTTTAGAAGAACATCAATGACTGCAAAGTCAAATCAAGAACTTCTTAGGGAGTTTCAAGGTTTAGTTTATTCTAATAAAAAAATAATGTCGCACATGAAATGGTATGGTCATGCCAATAGTGTTACCCTAGAAGAACATGGGGATGAAGAGTTGGCAGAATGGCAACGAGAAGGAGTTGCTATCAAAGATACTTTTTGTTTTTGCATTAGCTTGTATGAGTCTTGGCATGAAGATGCAGACATATATGAATCTCATAACAGGGATGATAGTTTCGTTTCTCTTGCTAGAGAATTTGCGAAGGATAATTGGTTAATGTATTTTGCAGAAGGTTTTCCTGCCGAATGGATAGAGACAGAAACTATTGATGGAGAAAAATGTTGGAATCATTTTAAGGTAAAACCCAATGATAAAAACATTGACAAGATATGCAAAATATGGCATAATTACGGAATGTCTATGGTTAGAGCGGAGCAATTCGGTCAAACCGATAAGATGAAGAGTCATTATTGGACATTAGCAAGAGATGATATTAAAGCAGTAATGGAGAAATAAATAGGTGGAAAATTTTTGGGAATATTTTATCTTGTTCTGCCCTTTAATTTTTTTATTCACATTAATCACATGGCATTACATTGAGTGCAAACAAATAAATAAAAAATATAAAGAAAATGAAAGACGAAATCTTAGTTGAAGAAAAATTTTTTAAGAATAGAAGTAAGCCACTTTATGTTATTACATCTTATCACGCAAAAGCGATAAATAATATGACTCGCAAAAAAAGTCTCGATGAAGTGGATATGCAATCACTACATGACTTGGGCTATGCAATCGCCTTAAATAAACTTGATGCTTATGGTCGAAAGACTTATATTAAGCATAATATAAGAACTCGAAAAGAAATGAGGAAATATAGATGAAAACATACGAAATAGAAATAGAAAGTAGGACTTCTCGGATTTACTTTATTGATGCAGAATCGCAAGATGAGGCAGAAACTAGAGTATTTCAAGAGTTAGATGCTGATTGGGAAATAAGCAAGGCATGGAAACAAAACGCAGAAATAACTTATATAGAAGAGCATGAAAAAGAATCAGAAGAAGATTCAATGGAATTAATTAATCCCGAAGATCAAGCGGTTCAAGGCAAAGGTTGGTATTCATGAATTCATCAGATCTTAAAAATTTAATTCAATCCGAGATAGATAGGCTTAGTTCAAACCATGAAGAAGCAAATATAAACTTAATAAATAATGTATTAAGACCCATGCTTTTATTCATTGATGACCACAATAGAACTATGAGTGAAATAGCTAGAATTAGCGGTAAGCACACATTATGAGATGCGTAGCAAGTAAATGTATATTTCCTAATTCTTGCAATCATAATAATAAATGTATGCAAGAAGAAATGGATAAGGCTAGAGGGGTAATAAATAAAAACCAAAATATAATTTTTTATCTAAAATATTTTAGTGCAATAACTATTGTTCTAGCAATCTGTCTTCATGCCTTCAATATACACCCTCTAAATGTATTGATCCACTTTATTGGTGCTTGCACTTGGAGTGTGGTAGGTTTCGCTTGGAAGGAAAAAAGTATTTTATTGAATTTTGTCCCACAGGTTTTTATACTAGGTGGTGGTTTAATTTATAACTATATATAATAATGCAAGATAACCCAAAATTAACTCAAGACCAACTGAACGAATTAATGGATTCAGTAAAGAAATGCAACGAAATAAAGAAGCAAATAACGAGCTTTGAGTCAGAGCTTGAATGGACTGAATCATCAAACCCAAATGATTACAAATACATAAGGCATTTAGAGAAAATTATTGATGAGTTGTACGAAAAGCTAGACTCTATGGAAAATAGTTCTTGACAATGATGCTTGATTATGTCATATTCTAAGTATGGCAAATAAAAGAGGAAGAAAGAAAGGGTATTGTCCTTATGTCGCTATTACTTACGAGTCGCTAGGAGAATACTTAGGCAAGAAAGGTATCGTAAAGGTTAGTAGGGCTTGGCTAGAAGAGTTGGGCTATACTATCAGCGAATCCCAAGAAATAATTACTAATGATGTAATTCTAAAAGAAAAACAATCAAATAATCAAATAGAAGAGGAGTCAAAAATTGAGTACAAACTTACACACTTTGAGTAGGCATAAAAGATATTTCCCCGAACTTATTGGGCAGTTAGCTGTAAAGAAAAAGCTATCTTTTTATCTTGATGCGTTTGAAGCGACAAAGCTATCTCCATTTTTGTGTTTAGTTGGAGCTAAAGGTTTGGGCAAAACAGAGTTTGCAAAAGCCTATGCAAAGAACTTGCACAACGATGATGGCAATGGTAGAGCTTTCCTAGAACTTAATTGCTCAACCATCAAAAATAATGAGCAATTTTTTGAGCAAATATTTATGCCGATTATCCACGATAATGAGGTAACAATTTTGTTCGATGAAGCTCATGCTTTGCCTAAAGATTTAACTATGGCTTTTTTGACTATCTTCAATACAGAAAAGAATCATACAAAAAACTTTGAGTGGGATGGAATGAATTTTGAGTTTGATTTTAAGCGTCAAACTTTTATTTTTGCAACGACAGAAAGTGATAAGATTTTTCCACCACTCAAGGATAGACTTACTACTATTGATTTTGAACCTTATTCAAGAGATGAGCTTGCTCAAATTGTAAAGCTCTGCACTCCAAATATTACATTTACGGATAGTGCTTTGGAAAAAGTAGCAAAGTCGGTTCGCAATAATCCTCGTAATGCAGTAATGCGTTCTAAGGAGATTGTTTTGTTTTGTGCGAGTAAAAATACAACTGAGTTTACAGAAGAATCATTCGATGAGCTTTCGGATGCAATAGGAATACTTCCATACGGAATCTCATACACAGAAAGACAAATACTAGATGTACTGAAAGAATGTGGCAGTTGCTCTCTGACAACTCTTTCAGCAAAGATTGGGTTGAGTCCTTCTGCTATTCGTAGAGATCACGAAATGTATTTACTCAATAAAAACCTTATGGAGATTGATGGCAAGCGTAAGATTACCGCACAAGGCATTAAGGTTTCAGACCTTGCACAAGCCACATTGTCTTCGGAAGGCTAGTGTTTATAAGGCTTCGGCAGTTTTTGAAAAAAAAGTGTTGACATTTAGCTAACACCTGTCATACTTGACTTATAACAATTCAAAAAGGAATAAAATAATCATGCAAGAAATAATAGATAAAATATATGAGCGTATGGAGTTTTGTGCAAATGCACATGGAGCAACGCAAGAAGATGAACATAATTACATTCTTGAGCTAAGTTGCTTGAATGAAGTTTTAGATCAGATAGAAGGATTCCCTTGGGATCATTTTGAAAATGAAGTTGACTAAATATCAAAAAGCTCGACTGCTTGAATATAATTGGGATGTTTACACAACCGATGATGGCACACAAAATTGTGCTTGGATTAGCATTACTCCCGAAGATGGAAAAATTTTCGGAGAAGTTGTAAAAACTTTAGGCTTGACAGGTGAAGGTAAAGATGTCAAGCTATTGATTGTAGCCACCGCAGAAGATAATGAAGATGAATAATGTAGTAGATAATTGTTATAGTGTTGCAGTACCTCTTACAGAAGAAGAACTGCAAGAAATTTTACATGAAGATAAGGAGTTCACATGGACATTCAATACAAGTGAAGATGAGAATGTAACAATTACATTACATCTTTTCAAAGATTACGGAGAGGAATAAATTATTATGAGAGCATATCTAATTGAACATTTAAGAGAGTTAGTTGAGCGAGGTCAAATACCTAGACATCATGCTCAAGATGTACTTGAACTTTATGATGATGAATGTGATGATACTAGCGAAAGCACCGCCTATGATAAGGCGATGCAAGATATAGATAATATTGTTGCGGGAGAATGGGATTTATGAAGATAAAAAATAAATGGGACGAAGAGTTTGAAGTAAATGTCGGTGATTGGGTAGGATTCAAATGCGACATTGAACAAATTGGAAGAGTAAAAGAGATTCAAAGAAGAGGAGCAATTATAGTTGAAAATAAAAACGGATTCGATGGAGACTACATTGGTGGAGATACCGAAGCATTAATTGGATTCGATGAAATATGGAAGGAAGATTAATTATGAGAACAACAGAACGACAATCAAGAGACGAAGAACCAAGCATTGATGACATGAGGTATGACATTGCAGAGGCAGAAGCAATGAACATGACTACCTCTCATGTTATTGAGTTACTAATGGATGGATATGAAGGTTTGGAAAATATTCCCGATAATGAAATCGTTGAAGAATGGAATTTGATCTTTGGCGAAGAGGAAGAAGAAAAAGGTTATTCCTCTATTGAAGGGGTTATTCGACAAAATACCAATAATCCAATAAAAAAGTCTTGACAATATCAAATAGCTTGTCATAATGGATGTTATGAATCAAGAAAGCACAATAGATTCCTTGAAAAAGGAAAGTAAACTAAACGAAAAACTAGATAAACTTATTTCCGCAGTTGAAAGACAAACGGAAGCTCTAATGTTAATCGCACAAATTATTAGGAATAAATAAATATGAAAGTAGAAGAAATGTTCGCAAGCAAAGAAGCAGAATTTTTTTATAAAGCAGATGATTCCATTGTACTAGAAGGAGAGCATATAGGATATGATGTCGAAGTAGGCAATGAGGTTCAGTTGTTTCTGAACGATGACATCTATTGGAATCCCGATGCGTCCGTGGAATAGTCTTAATTCAAGAGGAAAACTTGTGCTATTGGCTTGCGTAATGAATGTCTGCTTTGCAGTATTCTTCGCAGTCAACGGCAGTTGGTTTTCGATACCAACTTTATTTTGTGCAATGTTCTGCGGAATAGGCACATATTCAGATAAATACAAACACTATTAAGTGTAATTATAACAAAGGAAACACACATTATGTACTTCAAATATGCAAAAGTAAATTGGAATAGATTCTCACCAAGTGATATTCATTTCAAAAGTAATATACTCACCAAAGGATTAGAAGATGAAATTGATATAGTTTCATACAAAAATAAAGGAGACTTCTACTCTGAATATGATAAAGGAGTTTTTGTAAAACTAAATAATACAAAAAACGATTATCCTAATGCAGAGATCAATATTTATGATCGTAGTTCATTAAGAAGTAGATCAAATCAAGCAAGGCTCGCATATCAGTCTCACTTTGATAATCTTGTTTATCTCTATTCAACCCATCAACAGATAAAATACGGCAGAGACGCAAGTGGAAATTGGGTAACTACTCCTGTTGGAAATCCAAAACCAAACGAAGAAGGTTACGCTATTGAATTTCATAACTTTGGAGCGGAAGACCCTAGAGTTTGCCAAGAGCAAATTGACATCATCTATGAAGTCCGTAACTTCTTGGCTACTAGAATCTTAGAACTAAAACAAAAAAAAGTGTTGACAATGGTTGCCTAGTGTGCCATAATTATGGAATAACAATCAGATAAAACCCAAAAGAAAAAAATTATGATTATTGCACAAGATAAAACCAAAAGGATAGTTCAATCGCACGACTTTGATGAAGTCAAATGCACTATTGATGCAGAAGATATGCGTTATGTAGCATCGTTGCTACGAAACAACTATTCCAAACCTATACTTGCAGTTATTCGTGAGATTACTGCTAACGCACTTGACGCTAACCTAGAAGCAGGAACAAAGAAACGAGCAATCGTAAAAGTTCCATCTTCCTTCAATCCTGTTTTCTCAGTAAGAGACTTTGGTGGTGGTTTATCGCAAGAAGATGTATTTGGATTATACTCCAAGTATGGCAAGTCAACTAAGAGAGATTCAAACAATTATATTGGTGCATTTGGCATAGGTAAGTTTGCTCCACTTTCTTATGGAAACAACTTTACTTGTGTATCTTATCATGGTGGAAAGAAGACTTCATACGATATTTATGTCAATGATGACGATGATACCAAGATTTCTAAGTTGCATGAAGAACCAAGCAATGAGCCAACAGGCTTATGCGTAGAGGTTGCAGTTGCAGATAGTGATGTAGACAAGTTCAAAGAAGAGATTCGTTCCTTCTTCAAAGTCTTTCCAACAGATGAACTTCCCGAATTTAAGGGTATAGACGAAGAAGAATTCTTCCCAACCTATGCAAAAGCCCTAGAAGGCAAAGATTGGTTCTTTGTCGAACAAAAGAACAACAGATATTATGGCTATGGGCATAACTATGGCAATCAATCGTATGCAATTATGGGTAGAGTTGCGTATCCTTTAGATTCTTCAGCACTCAATTTTGATTGTGAAGATGGAGAGGCATTGCGTGACCTAGTTCAATCGACAGGATTTTATGTTCAATTCTCTATTGGAGACTTGAAACTTCATCATAGCAGAGAATCACTAGAGTACAACAAACCAACTCAGAAGAAGATTCTTGAACGCTTGCGTGTTGTCAAGTCTGAAATCGAAGAGATTGCGAAAGAGCGTCTTGAGGGAGCAGAAGACTTGTGGGATGCTAAATGCAAGTATGCACAAGTAATGAACGCAATTCCATATACATTACAAAATGTGTTTAGGAATAGCTTCTCATGGCAAGGTACAAAAATTAATAGCTTGACCTTTGACAGACCTTATGGTATGCACGAAAACCTTATTATTAAGGAGTATCGGAAAAGAGATGACTCAAATGCTACGGATGGCTACAAAATTCAGACAACAAGTGTGTCAAGGGTTAATTGTCATGTAGATGCGTTGCTAGTTATTCAAGATGCTCCAAAATACGGACTCTCGCTTAGAGCAAGAACTTTATTTAAGGAGAATTCTGATGTAGATGTAATCTATTCCGTTGAGGCTAAAGACCAAGAAGCAGAAGATTACATAAAGGATACTTGGGAGTTTGACTTAATTTTACCTAAAAATAAAGTTAGCTTTGTCAAAGTTGAAAAAGCGAAACTCCAACAAGGCACTAGGTCGAGTGGAGAAAGTCGTGCGAGTGTACCTTTGTTTCTGTTTGACAAACAGAGTAGTTGGGGAAACAGGAACGCAGATTTTTGGGTCAATGTAGACAAGAAGTTAGATGAACTTGATTTTTCAGACAATAAGAAAAAGGTTTATGTAGCGATTACTGCTTACAAACTTACAGACCATCAAGATAGCTTAGACCAACTGCATCAAAAAGTTAGTGCAGTTAAGAAGCATAACGAAGAACTCGTTGTGTATGGTGTTCGCAATAAGGATGTCAAAAAGTTGGACAAAGCAGAATGGATAGAGTTCTACGATTACATGAAAGAAATTTCTATCGAATACTGCAAGGAGCATATTGGAGACATCAAGAAGGCTCGGAAGACTAGAGAGATTCAGAACAATGCCCATAAGTCAGATTATTGGACTAAACTAGGAAGTGTTCTAACTAATGACAACTTGTTCGCAAGCATGGATTTAGACTCCAAGCATCCTCTTCTTGAGCTATTTGCTCAGTACAAGGCTTGCAAGATTGCAGACGCAAACACTTCTTACAACGCATTATTACTTTCAGTTGCAGAGTTGCATCATGCGAAAGAGGTTGAAAAACTCGCTCCTGTCGAGTACACTTCGGAGATGCTTGACGCTGATTGCAAAGAAATTTGTGTTAAGTACCCTCTGTTGGTCAATATCTCAAATCAGATTTCTTACTATACCAACATGAATGATAACGACTTCGGTAAGAATATCTCTGATTATATCAAGTTAGTCGATAAAAATGCTTGACATTTCATGGAATATAAACGATAATATACAAATACTAAATTGAAAAACAAACTAGAAAGATTGAAAAATGACTAAAGTACCATATAACATGAGCGAGGATTCCATAACCATCTTTTGGGAAGGAAAGCCTTATACGATAAGAAAAGACAATGCAAATTTCTCTGCGGTAAAGCAAGCATTACTTGATGCTCGTTATGAGGATGTTGGTTCGCTACTAGACATTGCCAAAGCAGTAGAAGATTTCGTAGAGGGCGATGTAGAAATTCGTGACGAAGTTGTTTACTACAAGGGCAAGCATCGTTTGCATGGAGTTGTCGTAGACAAGCTCTTGGAGATGTTGCGTAGTGGCATGAAGGACTCGACCCCTATCACCAAATACATTAGCAGACTTATGGAGAATCCTTCTTCCAATTCTGTTAGCGAGCTTTATACTTTTCTTGGATACAAGTCGCTTCCAATCACTCCCGAAGGGAATGTGCTAGGGTACAAGGGAGTTCAATCCGATTTTTGGTCAACCACAGGTAATGCAGATACCATTGTCAAGCAAGGTCAGACCAACGAACGACATCAGATTTTCAATGGAGTAGGAGAAACCATCGAAGTTCAACGCAGAAGCGTGGATGACAACAAGGACAATCATTGTTCTTTCGGACTTCATGTTGGTTCGTATGATTATGCGAACGAATGGGCGGGAAATGGGGGAAGACTGCTTCTTGTTGAGTTCGATCCGCAAGATGCAGTTTCCGTTCCTACTGATTGTAACTTTCAGAAGCTAAGGGTTTGCAAGTACAAGGTAGTGGCAGACATTACCGACTCTCGCAAAGAGCTTGATAAGGCGGTCTATGAGGCTAATAAGCCTATCTATGGATCAAATGATGATTACGAAATCGAGAACGAGGATGGAATGGATGATGATTCTTGGGAAGACGATAGTGTTCGCTTGATGATTCGCAATTACATTGAAAATCGTTTTGATGAAGGCTCGACTCCTACACTCAAGCAAGTGCAGAGTAGACTCAAAGGAGAGAAGATCACTTGTTCAGAAATCGCAGAAATTGCAGAGGATTTGGGGTATTCAGTTTATACAGAAGATGAAGTACCATTTTCTCAGTCAAAAATCGTAGAATAATTTATAGAAAGGTAAAAAAATTATGGAAACACAAGTAGAAACATTCAGTATCTCAAATTCGCTTTCTAGTGCAACTGACGCACAAGTTGATGCAGTTTGGGCTATACTAAAGTATAGAGAAATTGGGATTTATCGTAAGGTAGCGTCAATTTGCGAGGTTCTTGATCTTGATTTTGCAGAAGTTCTTAGCGAACTTCCTTCGGATGAAGAGGGTAGAATCCTAGATCATAAGACTAGGCATCTTATTCACGACTCCCTTATCAATCTTATTTCTTAATATCAAGTGGGGCAGTTCTTAGCGAGGTTGGGGTTTCTTGCCGTTTCTGTCCTCACTTTTTATGTCGGTTGGACTCTCGCATCATTTATCTTCTTACTTTGTGCAACTCATGGATATTATCGAGTTTGTGCGATCTCAAGAAATATTTGGTGCGGAGTTCTTCCACATTTTTTTTGGTCAAATAATAAACCCCATGATTATAAAAATTATTTTTCTTATTTTCGTCTGAGGCTTTCATGCGGATTAAGATTCTTATTTATGAGAGAAACTTTGAGTGATATTTCCGAGCAAGATTCATTTCAAGTGAGCTTTTCAGATTTCTTTTCAGCAAATAACGAGTCAAATAATTCCGATTTACAATACTCACATTTATATGGAGAATGGAAGGAAGGAAATAGCAATGAATGGAAAGTAAGTAAATAAAATTTTCTTTTCATTTTATTCATAGAAAATTATTTATACTGATCGAAGCGAAATAAACTCAAATATAATTCAAATATAATTACAAATGATTTTGCATAAGATTGAGAATTGCGGTGTTCCTGTTCAAATTGCGTAATTTCAAATGATTTTTACTTTTGTATTTCAAACTATATCAACATAACAATAAGCGTAATACATATATTACATATAATAACAATAATATATATACAAATATAAGATATAATATAATCAAGATAAATAATACATTACCGATTTTACATAGTCCACGACTTTTCTCTTTCAATTAACCCCACCGCTAATTTCATTTATAATTACATAAAATATAATCAACAATATATTTACCGCAATTTTTTATACTTTGTATTCTATTCCTATATAATATATATTACTAACATCAAATAAAGAAAAAGAAAAATGAAAATAATAAAAAACATAATTGATGCCATGCTTAATTTTATTCGTTTTTGCATTAGGTTGTCGCTTCGCATTGTTGCAGTTGCAAAAGAAGAAATTGCAAATAATAAAAGTTCAAATAAAGAAACTTCAAATAATGAACAATCATGCGAGAGAAATGAACACGGATTTCCTTGCGTGTGCGGGTTTTGGGGAAATAAGTCGAAATAACAAGACTTAATTTTATACAAAAATTCGTGCGATTTCGCCGCCAACCAAAGGTAATCAATCTTTTTTGTTGACTTTCGGTAGTATTCGTGCCATTATAGTAGAATGAAAAATACAGAAATGCTAAAAGCAACCATTATGACCGAGAGAATGAAGCTCGCAATGCTTCTATCTAACGCTAGAGAGAGCATGAGCGACTCTGATTTCGAGAATGTAGAGTGTGAGGTACGCAGATTGCACCTTCACGACAACAATAACGACCTTGAAGGGTCACTAGAGGCAACGCAAAATCTAATTACAAAACTTTCAAATAATGTATAATTTCCTGCAATCATTAGAAGCATTTTCAGCAAAGATGACTGAAATAGAAAATCAACATAAACAATATTTTAGTATAGAAGAATCAGAATTACTTGAAAATAAGAAAAAAGAATTCGCAAATAATGTGATATTTTGGTGCGATGCAGATGCACCCGAAGAAGAAAAAAAGAAAAGAATCAAATGGGAATATAGTAATATCTTCGACACATTAGTTCAAATAATAAATAATAATGTAGATACTTATGAAAACCTCGACAATGAAGAGTTCTAAACCTATTGCCGAGTTAATTGAATCAGATTTTTGGAAGAATATGTGGGCGGTCTTTGAGGTAGACCGAGAATTCAAAAAAGAAAATGTCACAATATGTGATTATAATGCTAAAAATAATAAGGATATTGATTATCTTGCAAATAAAGGATACAATATAGAAAGAAACGAAAATGGATCAAATAAGAAATATACTATTGTATTATCAACTTACCAAATAAATGAAAATATGAGTGAGTATGAAATAAATAATCATATATATGAACTTGAACAAATTAGCAAAGGTGCAATTATATTTACTACAAATAAGAAAGTAAATAAGCTAAATAATATAGTACCGACAATCAAAACAAAAAATTTCAACATATACTTCAGCTAATCGTATATAAAAAATTGTGAAATTGCGGAAGTAGCTCAGTTGGATAGAGCATCTGCCTTCTAAGCAGAATGTCGTGAGTTCGAGTCTCACCTTCCGTGCCACAAAACTTTTTTCTTGACTTTGCAGACAATGTATGTCATACTATAAGAATAATGTCAAAAGAAGCAGATAGAGATAAGTCAATAATGAGAGAGATTCTCAAATTGAACAAGAAGATAGATTATCTTACTGATAATGTATTTACTTTATTGAATCAAATTTCAGATAAAGTTGGCGTGGAAAAAGAAAATGTTCCTCAACCATTTATCAATGTACCCGCACCTAAAGCGGATTGGACAATCAAAGCGAAAGGACAAGATAATGAGTAAAACTGCAAAATGCACAAGAAATAGCCAAATTCAACGCAACATCCAAAACGGAAGCTATGTTCATAACGGACGCTTTCGTGATTATGGCACTTTGCCCGAAGATATTCCTTCTTGGGATCACAGGGTACGCAGACAAGGCGAAATGCTTGCGAAGGTAGAGCGAAAAATTCGCAAAGCAAAATAACTTGACATATATAAAAATTTGCGTTAGTATTATAGAATGAACACAGCCGAAGCCTTTTTGCAAGACATAGAGCGTTCCATCAAGCAAGTCGAGAAAGAATCAAATTCTCAGCCTCGCAAAGGTATGATGGTTTACCTAGATAAATCAACACCAATTATGGTGCAGTACGCTAACGAAAGTTCGTTCAACAGGGCAAAAGCAATCTCGTCTCGCAAGGGGCAACAATCATGTCTTAGAAATGTAATTGATAATGGAGGAAAAATGCAATGACTGATTCAACACAAAAATATGTAGAGTTCGATAAGTTGGCATGGGTTTGCGATAAGTCAATCCCTGCTAGGGGTACAGAAGTAAATGTAAAGATCAATGGTATTGGTCGATCTGTTGTGCAAAAGTATTTTGTAGAGCATGGTTTTATCGGATTGATTGTAAAGCCTAATGATCCACCTGCATGGTATATCAAGCAGAATGGAGTAGATGCAGTATGCCATGTGTTCCCTGCCGAAACCGAAGAGCTTAGAGTTCTTACTAACGAAGGTGAGCATGACAAGGAATTCTATCAAGCGAGCCATGAGGCAATGGCATGAAGACATCAGAAGAGCATCTGAAGGTAATGCTTGAGGTTCGCAAATTGCTCGATGAGCGTTTAGGACTTACAATTCAAAATCATGGACTATGGAGAATACAATTTCTTGTAGAAGATGAACTAGAAGAGAAAGACAAGATAGAAGAACAATCAAATAAGGAGAAAGAGAAAATTCACTTAGCGTAATATAAAGTAAAATATAATTCAATAAAATAATAAAAACTTAACACAAGTTGTTGAGTATAAGGTGTTTGCGAAATCGCCCGCCGAATTTTAAAGATTTGTCAAGCAAAAAATGAAAAACTTTTTTTCAATTCAACGAAAAAAAAGGTTGACTTCACGGCAAAACCTGTCATACTATGTATTATGAATTACGCACAAGAGCAACTAGAATACCTTGAGTGGCAAGCTCAAGCCGAAAAAGAAAAAAGATACCATCCCTGCGATATTGCAGAGGGAGTTTACGCATTAGTGGATGATGATAGTCCTAGCGAATCACCAATATATTTCCTTACATTAGAAGGTGCATCAGCTTATGCAAAGGGATCTTACCCTTACTCAAATGGCAATTGGTCAGTATATAGAATAGGAAACAAAGTATTATGACAATGATTATAGGAAAAGAAAACATTGATGCCTTTAGAGCAAAAGTATTGCTTAGAGGTTTGAAGCTAGAAATGCTTGGTCTGAGTAGGAGAGGACAATCTTGCTATGCGATCATCAAGCAAGAATACGGACTGAAAGGTAGTAAGCAAAAAGTTTACGATCAGTTCAAGGTTATGCTTGACACAAACTAGGAGATATACTATAATGATTACAATGCAGAAACTAGATAAGCTATACAAGATAGACTCGCTCGGAAAACTGAGGGAGTGGACAATGGTCATTGACAAAGATTCATTCTATGCTGAGAAAGGTTTAGTTGGAGGTAAAATCGTATGCGATAAGCCAACAACTGCAATCGGCAAGAACGAAGGCAAGGTCAATGCTACAACTAACGAAGAACAAGCGTTGCTTGAAGCAAAAGCAAGGTGGGATAAAAAACTCAAAGAAGGTTATGCTCTTTCGCCTAAAGAAGCAGAAACTCAAAGTTATTACGAACCTATGCTTGCACAAAAGTTTGAGGACAGAGAGAAGGAAATTCAATCTGTATTCGATAACGAAGGTAAAATCTTTTCTCAAGCCAAACTAGATGGTATCCGTTGCATCATTCGCATGGAAGATGGAGAGATAGTTGCTCGCACTCGCAAAGGTAGAACTATCGACACAATTCCTCATGTAATTGAGGAACTGAGCGTATTCTTTGACTGCAACGAAGATGCGATACTCGATGGTGAGTTGTACAATCACGACTTGAAGCACGACTTCAACAAGATTGTTTCGCTTGTTCGCAAGAAAGTTCCCGAAAAGACTAAGAATGATACTGATAAGAGTTTTGCAAAGAAACTTGATAAGTTTCAAGAATCTCAAAAAGAAGCAAAAAACCTAATTCAGTATTGGGTGTACGATTGCCCAAGATTGTCAGATGAATACAATGAGTCAATCTCTTTCTCAGCTAGAAACTTTATGTTGCAAGGAGAGTTTACGGATGTGGTGGATGGAAACTCTGTCAAACTTGTACAAACCGATGAGTCTCAATCGTTTGACGAACTTGACGAAAAGTATTCAGAGTATATGGAAAACGGATACGAAGGACAAATGGTTCGTATAGATGCTCCTTATGAAAGTAAGCGTAGCAAGTCTTTGCTCAAGCGTAAAGAGTTTCAAGATGCAGAGTACAAAGTTATTGATATAGAAGAAGGTAACGGAAATCGTAGTGGTACTGCAAAACATTTAGTGTGCTATTGCCCATTGACAGATCAAACTTTCAACTCCAATATCAAAGGTAACTTTGATTATCTCGCAGAAATCCTAGACAATAGCGATTACTATATTGGAAAGTTAGCTACAATCAAATTCTTTGAGCTTACTCCTGATGGAGTCCCACGCTTTCCTTATGCGATAGCATTTCGAGATTACGAATAAACCATAAACACATTGCGAAAAATGATTGACCCAAAAAAAGTTACAGACTACAACAGAAACGAATGGCAACTACAAGAGTTCCTTATCTACTGCATATGCGTTGCGGGCAAGAAAAGCGAAATCGAATCACCAAAGGTTCGTAAGTTTTGCACTGATCCAAGATTTGGATTTGGACTAACTCCATTTCAGCTCATACGCAAACTACTTTCGGTCTCTTCTGTAGAGGGAGATGGATTGATGCAACATCTGAAGAAACATAAGATTGCACCATATCAACAACGCTATAATAGCTTCAAGGATATCGTAACCTTACTTGACAAAGATTTGCGTGAAGTTACAATTGATGAACTGCAAGAAGTTCGTGGGATTAGCACTAAGACTAGCAGATTCTTTCTTACGCATTCAAGAGAAGATTTCGATGAACCCGTTCTTGATACACATATTTTGAGATTCCTTAGTGATTTTGGATACAATGATGTACCTAAGTCAACCCCTCAAAACCCAAAGGTTTATGAGAGACTGTCTAAGCTTTTCAGAAGTATTGCTAGATTTGAAGGTAAAAGCGTTACCGATTTTGATCTAGAAGTATGGACTAAGTATTCCTACGGAAATTGATTGACAAAACACCAAACCTTAACTATAGTATAATTATGCAAAAAACAAAAAAAGAACAAAAAGTAGATTTCAACTCCATCAAAGATAATGTATCTCGCATTGCAAGCCACGGACAAATTCTAGTTGCCTCAGACCGATACAACAAGGTAGACAAGTTTTTCAGCAATCTGTCGCTAGGCTTAGTCAAAAAAGAAGAGGATTATTGGAGCGACCTTACTATTCGTGACGATGCAGAGTATTTTGCTCGTTGGGTATTTGGGATAATGAGTGTTCATACTACATGGGAGAGCAATGTGAGAGGCTACAATCTCGCTATGCAAGATTTATCTTGGACAACTTCTAAGGATAGGTTAGAGCAGATGGTCATTGATGCAAAGGTTGGAATGTATGAAAGACGCAACAAAGGCTTATGGCAACTTGTTGATAAGTTCCGTGAAGACCCAAAACAATTCTATAAGAAAGAAGATGAAACTTGGCAAGAATGCAGAAATCGTCTTATAGGTAGCATCTATGGATTAGCTAATGCGAAGACAACTTATTCTATTGCATTGGCATTTCCTACTGAAGCTCGCCTATGTTGTCTAGATGTTCACTTACTTAGATTCATGGGGCATGACCTTAAGAAGGGTCACGCAAGCAATCTCAAGGTTTACGAAGAAATGGAAAACGAGTGGCTTGATCGTTGCGACAAGTATGATGTATCACCAAATGTTGCAAGAGAAATCTATTGGAACAAGGTGCAGAATCGTAGGAATTCTCGCTATTGGTCTTATTGCCTAGAAAGATAGGAGGTTACTATGGGTATACATCAAAACGCTCCAAATCTCAATGCACTTATGGAGGAGCAAGACCTCCCAAACGATGCAATTTACTATCCCGAATATGATAAAGCTATTATAGGTCACACAAGTAAAGGGCAGATAGTTTATGATATTGATGCGTGCATCGAGGCATTAGTAAACAATAACGATATGGACTATGAAACTGCTTCTGAGCATTTTTGGTTCAACACAGAAGGTGCGTATTATGGAGAGATGACTCCTGTGTTTTTGCATAGAATGCAAGAATAATGCAAGAGTTCATAATTCTTCTTGCGCACCTAATTCTAATGTATTTGTTTTTTCTTAGAATAAGATAATGAGGCCAACTCAAATCCAAAGTTATTTTGATGCAATACAATATTTTGATGAAAACTTTGATCCCCAAAGCAAAGATCAAATTGCATTGAAAAATATATTAGATCAGCTATACGCAACTTGGCCAAATACCTCAATCACATTAGCTGAACAAGGCTTCTTTCTCTCAATGCTGCAACTAAATTAGCACCAATGACTTAGGAAAATCGCGGGCCGATTTTTAAAAATTTTGTAACTAACTGATTATGAGCAACTTTCGCAAGAAAAAAAGTGTAATTTAGGTGTTGACTTTACCCCAAAACCTGTCAAACTATATATTATGAAACGCACTAAGAATGATGAAAGATATGATATTGACTTTGACCGCAAAGTCTTTGTCTACAAAAACTTGCACAAGGGCTGTTGGAGTATCAAGCAAGATGGCATTGTAAAGGCTCATGCTGATAATGTAACTCTTTATCAGGTGATGATGAAAGTCAATCGCAAAGGCAGAGAAAGAGTTTTGAAAGAAAAGAGAAAGAATGTTCATGCAGGGATCAAGGGGTATTTGCGTCTTGAGGAATTTGAGAGAGTATGGGATGATTTGCCCGAAGATCAGTTTGATGAGATAACATACAATCCTTACAAGTATTCTTCGTTCGTTCACACTAAGGATGGATCTCCTCGTTGGTTTGGCTGCATTGCCAAACTTGAGGAAAAAAGAGTTCTTATTGCTTGACAAAACACATAAACCTAACTAGACTACTATAATGACACAATCCAAAATCAGAGAAGAAATTCTACAACTTGTAAAAGGTAACCTTGCATGGGCAGACCCAATGTCAAAAGTATGCCTAGATCAAAATCAACTGCATCCAAAAAAGTTTCCAATTGGAAGTACATTTCAGTCAGCAGAAGAAGTCTTGGAGGACATCATTTGTGACTTGACATCCCTTCAAAATGAGCTTAGAATAGAAGCATCTTTTCAATCAGCACAACTATGAAAACACTATACATCGTAAGAGGACTTCCAGGAAGTGGCAAGTCTAGCCTAGCAAAGAAAGTTACAGAGTTAGTATACTCTGCTGACGACTTCTTCACCAACAAGAAGGGTGAATACAATTTCAATGCCAAATTGCTTGGAAAAGCACATGAATGGTGTTGGGGCAAAGTAAGAGATGCAATGTTCATTGGAGCAGAAGCAGTTGCCGTTGCCAATACCTTTACTCAAGCATGGGAGGCAGAAAAGTATTATCAGATTGCAGAGGAGTATGGATACTCTGTCTTTGTAATTGAATGTCAAAATGACTTCGGCAATGTCCATGATGTGCCTCAAGAAAGTATTGACGCAATGAAAAAAAGATGGGAAAAAGACTTGACTCCTGTCGGCAATCTGTCATAATTGAACATATAACACTAACAAAGGATACACTATGGGATTAGATCAATATGCTTATGCACAAGAAGGCGAAGAAAAAGAAGAACTCGCCTATTGGAGAAAACACAATCGGCTTCAAGGTTGGATGGAAGAACTTTGGCAAGACAAAGGTAGACCATACGACGGAGAGCTTGATGAAAACCCAATGGGGGATTTCAACTGCGTTCCTGTCGAGCTTACTTTGTCAGACCTTGAGCAACTTGAGGCTCATGTAGAAAACAAAGCATTGCCCGAAACAGGAGGCTTCTTCTTTGGTAATGATTCATTTGGTTGGACAACCGAAGATGGCGAAGAGTATGGAGAGAACGATTATCATTACAAGCAAGATGATCTTGAGTTCATCGAAAAAGCTCGCAAAGCTATTGGTGAAGGCAAAAAAGTTTTCTATGATTCTTGGTGGTAAAAAGGAGGAGTTGACAATGGGAGAATACGATACATATATAGACGCTATATGCGAAAAAGATGAGCTTGGCACATTGCCACCGCTAGACAATGAACCCGAATATGATGCTGATGCAGAAACATGGGGCTTGTATTTTGAGTATAGCGATCCGTATACCAAAGAGAATGATCTTGTCTGCCTTCATTTTGATGATGAGCAAGACGCACGCCTAACTGCACAAAGAATTAGAGAAGATAGGATTTCAAACAAAATCAAGTTAGAGGAGGAAAAAGCAAAAAAAGCTCTTGACAAACAAGGCTAAATATGGCATACTATATATTATGAAAAAGAAAATGAATAAGCTAGAAAATCAAATCACCAACCTACTTGCTCGCGGTACTGCAATTGCAAGCTTTGACTACAACGGTTCATCTAGGAATGTCGTAATTGGAGCGAATGCTTCGTCTTTCGGAGATCGGCAATGGGGAACAATGTCAAATCGCGCCATAGTGGATCATAAGGGCAAGAAATACCTTTCGGCGCGTGTCAATAATGATATCGGTCATGTAAAGGCGTTCGCGTTAGATAAAATATCGAATTTCAAGGTTGATGGCTCAGTGGTGTGAGCCGATGTAGTATGGTGTGTGTTCGAGTGGGGCCCAAATAGGGCCCCACTTTTTTTTGCCCAAAAATCGCCCGCCGATTTCGTGCCAGTTTCACAAGTTGTTATTAGGCTGAACATTAGGAAAACAAAAAAAATGATGCGATTAAGCTTTTTTTTCTTGCAATTACCTCAGATTCTGTCATAATTATAGTTATGAAAGTGAGGGAGATAAAGATAAGAAAGACCATTCTTTTTACCAAGTCTCGCCCACACAAGGTAAAGAAGAATACATTACATCGTAAACGCAAACACAAGGAGAACCTATATCATGTATCTTAAGGAAGAATACAACGAAGACAAAATCGAGAATGCACTTGACGCAAACGATCAAGCAATGGACTTGGTTTACAATGCAGTTATCGCCCCTATGGAAGATAAGCTAGACGAGCAACAAGCCTACGCTATTGCCATTGCAGGTGCAGTTCTCAAGACTATTGCCCAAAAGGCATACGCTTACGAAAAGTTGCAAAAAGGTGAGAATTTGCAAAATTAGGGGTTGACAATCGCATCTATTTTTGAGATAATTATAACCATAATCAAGATAACCTAAGAGAAAAAAATTATGAATAGACTAAACCTAAACATCTGCGGTGGCGAACATACAAAAGTAGGCTTCGATGAAGTCTGTGCAGTAGAGACTCCGCAAGCTACAGAAACTTGGCGTCCAATCAGCCATAGCTACCTCATCGACAGGGTTCGCACCCATCTTGATGACAATGGCTACGAGATTGTCGCTGAAAACCACAACCTCGCTCGTTTCGGGCAACGCTACTTTGGATTGTTCCAAGTAAACAATAAAGACAGAGAGCAAAATGATAGGGGTACTATCCTCGGTCTTCGCAATGCTCACGATAAGTGCTTCCCTGCAGGGCTTTGTGCAGGTGACGCTCCCTTCGTATGCGACAACCTTGTTTTTCACAACGAGATTGTCCTTGCTCGTAGGCATACTAAGAACATTATGACTGACCTTCCGCAAGTTATTGCTCGCACCATTGGCAAGTTGTCGGGTATGTGGAATACTCAAGACAAGCGAATCGAGTCTTACAAAGACTACGAGGTCACCAATGCTCAAGCGAATGACCTTGTCATCCGTGCTTATCAAGCAGGAGCAATCAGCAAGGCAAAGATCGCTGATGTCGTTGACCAATGGGAAACTCCCGAACATCCCGAATTCAAGGATCGCAACATGAACTCCTTGTACAATGGGTTCACGGCAGTTCTCCGTGGCGGTGTCATGCAGTTACCAAAGCGTTCTGACGCTCTGCACTCTGTTCTCGACTCTGAAGTGGGCTTGACCCTCGCAACCAAATCTTAATCTAACATAAAGGAAAATAGTAGTATGAAGCATAAAAACCTCTCATCTGTTCTCAATAACCTCCAAGGACGATTCGTTTCGGTTCTTGTCAAGGATGGTGTAAACCGCCATTCATATTCGGCAAAGCTGAAGAGTCACAATTCTGAGGTGGTAACCTTCGTTGATACGAACGAAAGCAAAGGGCGGAACTTTCGAAAGGTTCGCAGGTCTGCAGTGCTTGGGCTGAAAAGCGGTAAGCATTCGTTCCGTAGAACGAAAGCCCTGTAAAGGGCAAATAGGCAAATAGGAGCCTACCAAATAGTCCCAAGGGCGCAAGCCCTTGGGACTTAATGGTTTACAAAAATCGTCCGCCGATTTCGTGCCAATTTGCCTGTTATATCAAGCAGTATTAGGGTTTTGCTTTACTTAAAGCTGCCTTGCTATAATTCATTGCAATTTTGCATGATATAAAAAGCTTATTTGATGAAAAAAAGTGTTGACTTAGACTCTCATCTGTGCATAATTGTATACATGAACGCTAAAGAAAGAATGAATGAATGGAAAAAGCTTCCCGCGAACACTATCCCATGGGAAACTTTCAAACGCCTAGTGTCTCAGTTCGGAATGGACGAAGGTATAAAGAAAGCCCAAAAGATTATAGAAAAAAAGGGTTGACAAACACACGCAAAAACTGATAGGATTACATCATATGATAAAACAAACATTGCTTACATCAGGAAACGCCAAAATTATCAAAGGTGAAAAACTTGGCTACATCACAAAAGGCTTGCATCTCGCTCCCGCAAACCTTTCAGGATACGAAACTTGCCGTTGGCGGTCTAAGGGTTGCACAATGGCTTGCCTAAACACGGCAGGTCGTGGACGCATGAATTCAATTCAAGATTCACGCATTGCAAAGACAAAGTTATTTTTCGAGAAACAATTTGACTTTCTCGCAAAGCTAACAAAAGAGATTGCCTCGACAATCAAAAGCTCCATTAAGAAAGAAATGGAAGCGGTCTTTCGCTTGAACCTTACAAGTGACATTGCATGGGAATCTGTTTTCTTCAATGAAGATGAGCCGAAAACTATTTTCGACAAGTTTCCCGAAACTAAATTTTACGACTACACCAAGTCGTTTCAACGCATGAAGGCTTTTCTCAATGGCGAGTTGCCAAGCAATTACCATTTGACTTTTTCATGCTCCGAGACTAACGAAAAGATTGCAAAACTTGTCTTGGAAATGGGCGGTAATGTTGCGGTTGTCTTTCGCAATCAACTTCCTAAAACTTGGAATGGCGTTGAAGTTGTCAATGGAGACGAATCCGATTTGCGTTTCCTTGACAAGCAAGGTGTCGTTGTTGGGCTTATCGAAAAAGGTCTTGCCAAAAAAGACGAAACGGGCTTTGTGAAGGAAGGAATTGATTCTTGACATTCAATCGAAACTTAACTACTATTACATCATGGACTATTACGAATCAGCCGAAGACCTAACGATTACAAGAGAGAGAGCGTTGCTCGAACTAGCAAGACATAATTGCCAAGACATAGAGCAATTTTTTGATGACTTAGGAGATCGAGAAGAGTATAATGCACAATCTGTCTTGATTTGGTTAGGGTACTAAATAGCTAATAACCAACGACTTGCGCAGCAATTCGGCGGGCGATTTCGCGCAACTCTTTGATAACCAGCATTTTAACTTAACTTTATACAAAACTTTTTTCAAAAAAAGTGTTGACACAGAGCTAGTTTCTGTCATAATTGTATATAGTTCTTTTGATAATCAATTTCATTTGTGCCCTCTTAGTTTATGGAGGTAAAAACAACGACTTACTGCAGTATACTAGTTAAGCCTGCGAGCGACTGATCATCGTTTTGAGTCGGAGAAAGGAGTTCGAATCTCCTAGAGGGCGACTATTTCCTGTAGATGCAAAAGCATTGAACAACGAGGCGTTCGAATCCACGCCTACAACCCGAAAGGGAGAGAGGAAAAGGGACACAATTTTGCTAGCGGAAGTAATTCGGGCTCTTCTGAATCGCCAAGTACGAAACTTGGTCTAAGGATGGATATCCAAGCGGGACGAATCCATGAATGAAAAAACTAGCAGATTAAGAGTTTCCCGTCGGTTCTCATTTGTCAAAAACCGATATCAATTTACCATGACAAATCAACAAACATTCGCACTCGCATTCTTCATCATAATGATATTCATCTTAATCACTCATCTTTTAGGATTTAGTGGTTGACATTACAAAACAATCTGCCATACTATATACTATGATTACATTACAAGACCTAGAATTCACTCCACACCCACACATTCCTCAAGGACAAGTTGCCAAAAAGGAATTGCCTAATGGTATTTTCCTTTCAATCATTACGGGCGAAACGGCTTATTCGGGCGACAACACTTACGAGGTCGCAATGTTTTGGCAAGGCGAATTTATTCGGCTTGGAGCTTATGACGATGTTCTTGGCTACCAAAGCGAAGCTCAGATCAATGATTTGATTGCCTCCTCTCAAAAAGATTTATCTTCGTTTCTCAAAAAGTCAGAAGCAAAAAAAGAACTTGAAAAACAACTCTTTTCCTAAAAATGCAAAACATAAAAAAAGTATACGAATTAGTTATAGATGGAGAAACCATCCAAACTGAAGACAAATGCCGTGAGGGCTTGGAGAATATATATAACTCTGTGGAAGACTACCTTGAGGGTGGATGCTACCTTTCAGAGTTTCAGATATCAGTATATTATTCCGAATATGACGAACTTGGATTCATACTGAATTCCGAACTCGTTGAAGACTTTGAACTAACTGAAACCAAAAATTGATAAAATTATGAATAAATTCGTAAATGCAGTAGATAGAATAGTAACCTCTCAACTTGGTCTGAGCGTGCATGACTTGGAAGACTTTGCTTTTTGTGATTATTATGATGAAAGCTTTGATCCTGACGGCTATGAATTTCAAGAAGCAGTAGAAGAGTGTGCAAATGATTTTCTTGAACAAGTGCAGTCTTCGTTTATTATGTAATATGACAGAAGAGTTATATATAATCCTAAAAGATGGAGAGCCAACAGAAATGCGGGGCTCGCTTTCTGTTTTGGTTGAAGTTGTGAGGACGCTCGAGTCTAATATAAATAGGCAAATAGATCATTCTCCATATACGATAATCAAGATTGATCAAATACCGCAAATAGCTGATGCTAAGTAGTTTATGGAATCGGCCGCCGATTTTATGCCAAAGCCATAAAGCTTTGACAATTAGAGGTTTAGCAAGCCTCTTTGGTTTGCCATTCCCAAAGTTCGGGATGGCTTGCGAAGTGAAGATAGAAGCGTCCACCATTTGATTTGGCAAGTCTTCTCTCGATATCGGAAGGCTCGACACCAAAGCGAAGGCGAAAGTTTGCCTCGGAGGCAGAAATTCCAAGCTCTTTTTTGAGCTTTACAACTTCGCCCATGGTTGGACGAACTGCCTTCTTTTTGAAAACCCTTTCGGGTTTTGGCTTTGGAGCTTCAAAATCAGAAGGTTCTGCACCCATGCGAGAAGGAGCGAACTCGTTCCAAGTTTGGGCAACTTCCATGGAGTCCATGCCATTGGCAACAAGCCTTTTTGCCATGGATTTAAGAGCTTTACGCTCGTCTCTGCCACGATCCCAAACCGAATAGTCATCGGCAAAGTCGTAGAACCAATCATGTCCACGAAGGGCGTTTTCGAATTTTGAGAATAATTCTTTTATATCTAACATAAGTCTAATCTAATCTAATTTTTAGTAAATTGCAAGCAAAAAGCGATAAAGTTATTCACATTCTGCATTTATTTCTTAACATTGCCACGCATGGCAACCTTGTTCTGCAAGTCCCATTCGGCAAGCCAAGATTTTTGTTTCTCGATTACAGCAATGAGAATTTCTCTCTCGTCTCTATCAGTTGAGACCCGCAAGCGGCGTTCGCACCAAGCAAGATCGGCTTTGGTCTTTTGTAGGATTTCTATTCCTTTATCATTCATACCTATAAGGTAGCATATCTAACCCTTAATTGCAACAAAAAAATGATCAAACTATGAAAAAAGTTGTGATTTTTTTGGGGTTAAATCATTGGTATTCAACGGTTTACCCAAAATCGGCCAGCGATTTTGCCGCCTAAGTACTTGGCTATTAGAGGCTTACGCAGTCAACACTTTCTTGTGAGGCTTATCGTCTGACTGGATAGTGCAAATCTTTACGATCTTGGTGCAAGTCCAAACCCAACTTGGAACGCTGTGGTCTAGACCCTTGTAGTATCTCAAGCCTGCTTGCCAAGCGTTCTTGCCGTTTTGATGAACCTTGAACCTGTGGCCCGTGGTTCGGTTTACTATATCCAAAACCCAAGTTTTGCCCGTGTTATGGGCTTGCCAACGGGCTTGATTCCTACGGCATTGATTCGCCCACTCTCTAGAGGTAGGACCAACGCTCTTAATTCCTATTTGCATCTTAGTATATATATTGATCGGTTGAATCTACGAAAGAGTGAACAAGCTCAACATCTAGGATGTCCCACCATTTGAAAACCATGTCAGCATGAGACTTGAGAAAGGCATGATCAAGCTCTTGGTCTAGGTCGGCAGAGAATCTCAAGCGTTGAGTATTAACGATGCTCGGATCATCTTGGAATCTTTTGGTGACTTGTATAGTCACATTCTGAAACTCGACTCTGCGAGTTGGAACATCTCTATTTGATTGATTTAGCATAACTTTATTATGAATATTTTTTAGCGAATTGCAAGCAAAATCGTCTGCATTAAGCAAAAAAAGGATGAACCTGAATTTGCCAAGGCATAAAGTTGAAACGATACTGAGAGCGATACAACCTGCAAGTGATTAGCTTGCCAAGGCTATCTTTGTGAGCGAAGCCCACGACTTGAAAGGTTTTACCCTTGTGAGTGCCATACTTGACACGAACAACATCATTAATCTTAAACATAATTATAATGTAGCAGAAAAACCGCGAAAAGTCAAGAACTTTTTTTCACTTTTTTGCATTATAACTTATTGATATACAAAGACTTACGACTAAATCGCGGGCCGATTTTGTGCCAGCTTGGTTAGTCCTCCGTTGATAGGAACTCGAGGACAAGCTCGTCAAGCTCAGGCGGAGAGTTCTCGACTCTAGGAAGAGGTCGAACGCCCTCTGGCAAGGGGGGAGGAATCGGAAGGTCTTCCGCTGGGCGGAAACCCTCACGAGCTTCAAACTCGACATCAGTGATGCCGTAGGCGTGAGCAGTGCGGTCCAGTGAATCATTTTCGTTGATCATACTTATAAACTAACACATTCTGGCTAAAACACAAGAAAAAAATTAAACTAAATTATTGCACAATTCTGCTGCAAAAAATCGCGGGGCGATTTTGAGTAAACCCTTGATTATCAGAAACTTAAGCCCTAAAAAAAGCAAACTTTTTTCGCATCAGGTGCATTTTTTTCTTGCAATTTGAAGATAATTCGATTATATTCTATATATGATTAAGAAACTAGAAAAGCTCCACAAAGATCTTGCTTGGTGGCAGGACAAACTCAATCGCTCACGCAAGGAATCGACTCGCTCGATTCGTGCCGTTCATGTGCAACACTTGCAAGACGAGATCGCAAAGATCACGCAAGAGATTCAAAGACGCGATTTTGAAGCTTTGAAGCTTTTTGATGAGGAAGAAAATCCACATCTTTTTTCTTGACTTTTACCAAAAACTAAACTATGTTATACAACATGAATACTACTACAAAACTAATCGACTCAAAGTGGGAAGCCATAGGCAATGCCCAAAACATTATAGACAAAGCAAGAAAAGACTTGTTCGACAATGTCGCTCTAGCCTTGTCTCGCATAGAGGGAAAACTATCTTTCCTTAATTCTGAAAGCCTTGATGGAGGGTCTCGCATCGAAGGCGGTCACTCTCAGCAAGTCGCAAAAGATGTTCAAGAAGAAGTCTCTCAGGCTCGCAAGGCATTGGATAAGATTTTTGTTGGGTTGACTGACGGCAGGAATTCACTTTTTGATTCTTGAGGGCAATGGTAGGGGCATTTATTATTGGAACTCTGATCATGCTAGTTTGTAAAGAATTTGCAAATTGGTAGTTGACAAAAGAAGAAAATTTAACTAGGATACAGATATGCTTACAGAACAGATTGATAAAAAACTTATTCAAGATTCACTTAACGATCACGGCACAAATGGCAAAAGTCATCATGGCTACAGCTTCGAGGATTTTGTTATTCTAGCGTTTGGCTTTACCGAAGTGGATGGATCTCCTTACAGAGATCACAAACTAGGAGGTTCGCAAAAACATGGTCAACCTTTCGATGTACCTCAAGAGGTTGTCGCTCGTAACCCAATCATTCCCGAAGAGTACAAACTTCCTTGGTCAATCAAGGCAGTTGCCAAAGGCGGTTCTATCGGTTTAGGTACTGCAAGAATGCAACATGACGCTTGGACTAAAACGGGCATCGTTCAAGTTACGGCAGTATATTCAAAAGAAAACGGCAAGAAGATTTTAGAGCATTTCTCTATCAAGGTTATTAAGCCAAGCAATGAGTATTTCGGCAATCTAACCAAAAAGCTAGTTGATAGTCTTGATCCCGTTGCCAATGGATCATCCAAGGATGGCACATATGATCGCAAGCAATTCGAGCAAGAGGTTTCAAGTGCCAATCGTTCTCGTTCGGGAGTTATCGGACTTCGCCCATTAGGCAGAGCAAAGAATCTCCAAGCCTATATTGGATTCAAAGATTATTTTGAATTAGTTGCTTGACAAAAACCCTTAAATCTGAAAGAATACAATTATGCAAAACACTACATACAACGGATGGAGCAATCACGCCACTTGGAATGTCGCACTTTGGATTGGCGGCGACCAAGGACTCTACGAGTTCGCAAAGGAATGCGAAAGTTACAACGATTTTGTGGAGCAACTCCGCGAAGTTTCGGGCGATAGCTCTATCGGATACCAAACCCCCGACAGGGTGGCTTGGAATGATTCAGGGCTTGACATTGCCGAGCTTGATGCCTTCATCCAAGACCTAAAATTATAACAATCAAAGCCTTACGCGATTGGCACGAAAATCGCGGGCCGATTCAAGCTAAACTCTTGATAGTTAGTAGTTTACGAAAAGCTATTAGTAAAGCTTTTGGTTGTATTAGATGAATTACAAAGTGACTTTATGAGTGTTTTTTTTCTCGCTTTTTTCGGCTTCTTATGCTACATTATACATATGAAAGTTAAGGTAAGAAAGACAATCATTATGCCCAAAAGTCAACCACACAAGCGGAAGAACAAGATTCTTCCTCGTCATGCCAAGCACAAGAGTATTGTGCAAAAAGATAGTTGAATTTTAGGCTTGCAATTTCACAAAAAATCGTTTACATTATACCTATATTATGAATCAGTCAGATAGAATCGCCCTCATCGCTAACGCAGTCGCCCAAAGCGACAACAAGGTAAACAAAAAGTTTACCAATCTCCTTGAAGAACTCAAGGCAGAAAAACTTGCCGAGGACTTAGTCCTTGAGCATGGAATCCAACACGCATCTGATGACGATGTAAAAGAGGAGTTCGTTTCTCTTGACGCAGTCGAGCGTGAAGAAGACGAAGACTTCGACAATGACGAAAACCTTGTTGATATGGGTAATGTCAGCAGTTCTCTTCGTGAGATTTTCGAGTCCTAAACCACTAACAAAAGGAAAATTATGTTCGTACTGAAATCAATTCTCAACCAAGCGGGAGCCGTTTGGCAAGTTGAATCTATCGCCATGCGTAAGAAGGAAGCAGAAAGGCTTCTCAAGCGTAGGCTTTCCGTGAATGACGGATCTCGTCGTTATGGGCTTTTTCCTGCTTAAGTTATGAAAAAACATATTGCTAACTTCATCGAGATATTCATGCCATTCCTATGCGTAGGAATTTTCGGATCTTGCTTACTTTTTGCTTGTGCATTTGTCGCAGAACTGATAGTATCATAACATGATTAAGATTACCATACATCCTAACTTTAAGAATTGGCTCAATGTCAGCGTATTTGGTCGCATCATTGACCAAGTTACTTGCAACGCTCAAGCGTTAGAGATCGCTAAGGAGGTCGCCCGCAAAGAGAGACAAAGCCATATTGTAAACCTTGGAGAACTTGTTCGCATTGAAGACGCTTGAAGAAATGCAAGCAGATAATCCTTTCGTGATTACATCCATTGACAACAGAACGATTATTCTCCGTAAGGATTCAGAGTATTATCAGCCAAAGAAGAACGACAGAATTCTTTCTATTGACTGCGTACTTGCAAACTCATCTCGACTGACAGAGATACAACAAGGAATTTTTGAACTAGACGCATGACTTGGGACATATTATTATTTCTCCCTTGGGTTGCAGTGTTTTGGATCATGTTTGATGATCTATTCTGCAACCGAGGGTAAATCACTGTAAATCAGTAACTTAGGCGATTGGCACGAAAATCGCGGGCCGATTTAAACTAACCCATTGAACATTAACGCTTTATGCGTTTAGTCTGAAAAGATGCTCTTGTGCATGCAGTAGAATACTACAACCCAAGGCAAGAATAGGAGAATGTCGTAACTCATTATTTTGTTAGACTGATTGATTGCTGAAGCTCGTGAATTTTTGCGTCAACATCTACGGCAACCGAAGCGATTTGCTGAGCTTCGGACAAGTTGCCCAAGCGAATAGCATTCGCCCTTTGCGTGGTTAAGGATTGCAGAACTGCAACGAGTTGATTGATTTTTTCTTGTATCATAAAGGCTTTACTCCCATTCGGAGTGATGACCGAAGTCGAAGTCCTCGCCTCCGTCTTGGAAGTCGAGGAGGGCAACCCTGTCCTGCAGGTCACCGATCTCGTTGCGGATCGCAACGCGGTCAGCGGTGGTGAGAACGCAATCTTTCAGCGTTTCGTGAAGGATGGAGATCTCTTTGAGCATTTCGGACTTAGTCATAATTTTTTTTGAGTTAGGTTATCTTGGTTGTATGTATATAAGGTAAACTAGTTTTGGCAGAATTGCAAACTTTTTTTTTACTTTTTTTCCTTTTTGGGAAGGACTATTGCGAGGAGGATTTTTTCTCTTTCAGTTAATTTCATGTCTATAACATAAACAAAAAAGAGCGAAAAGTCAAGAAAAACTTTTAACTATTTTCTTGCACAATCCTGCTATAAAAATCGCGCGCCGATTTCATGCCAATTTTAGCTCTAAAAAAATCGCATTTTGTGAATAACTTTATCATTTTTTTCTTGCAATTAAGGGAAAACTATGCTACCTTGTAGGTATATGATTAAGACTACTACATTCAAAAAAGGAGATGTTCTGATCTCTCGCGACAACAAAGTTCTTCAGTTCAAGGGAACTTTCAACCATCCTGAACTTGGCAAGATTGCCAAAGTTCGCATCTACAACACGAACCGAGAAGTCGGTATTCGTTTCGAGGATGTCAAACTTCATCCATTTTTTTCTTAACTTAACCAAAAAAAACTGACAAAAAGCTTGACTTTTCAGTAAAACTAAACTAGATTACATATATGATTAAGATTGAAGTAAACAAAAACTTTTCCGAGTGGCTCAACATTACGCTATTCGGCAAGGTAATTGATAACGCAAGGACGAAGGCAATGGCTCTTCGTATCGCTCACGACATCCAAAGCGAAGAACGCAAGAAGGGAAACCGCTTGCCAATCGTAAGCAACTAAACCATGAGAAAGATCACAAAAGAAATTCGAGACGCTTTCATGTCTCAACAAAAAAAGTCCATAGGTAACACTTTTACAGATGGGCAAAACGTTTGGCTTCACGGCAACAAAATTGTCCGACGAGACGACAACGGAAAAATTTTCGCAACGCTCGCAGGTTGGAACACGCCAACGACTCGCGAGCGGGTCAACGGAATTACGGGTCTAAACTTCCACCAAAAGAATTTTGTGGCCATGCTCGGGGATTCTGCCATAGATCCCAGCGAGTGGTTCGAGGTAGCATAAAACAAACCCCCCCCATTTTCTCAAAAAATCGAATTTTATTCTCGCGAAAAAAAGCGGGGGGTGGTTTTTCTCAATATAAACTGAGTTTTGAATTATTTATAATACCTTTAACCAAAAAAAATCGGAAGCCTATTCGATCTTAATCGTATTGCTTGTATCCTTAGACTTTATTAGGTTAACAGTAAGAATTCCATTTTCTACCTTTGCGGAAGAAGCTTTCGGGTCAACATTAATATTTGCCGCAAATTCTTTTTTAATTACTGAATTCATTGTATCATTAATCTTTTTTGATCCATTTATTTTTATTACCTTATTTTCTATAGTAATATTGATGTCTTTTTTGGTCATTCCTGGAACTTCTAGAGTAATAGTATAGCCATTATCAGTCTCTTCTATATTAGAACGAGCAGAAAAGCTATTATTTCTATCTACATTAAACTGATTTGCGTTAACATCAAAAAAATCGGACAGCCAAGAACTTCCGAAGCCATTATTAATTAGTGAATATTTCATAATATATATTATTGCATTAGTCATGCCAAGTTTTTTGCGGTTAAAATAAGGGTTTTCCAGATATGCTCGGGACATAATGTCACAATTGCGCCACAACATAGTTTATTTTCTTCCCACTTAGTTTTTGTTCTTGAATTTGTTTGTTATTTATGCTAATATTAAAGAATGGATGACTTAAGTATAAAATTAGAGAATGAAGCTAGATTAAAATTTGGCACTAATCATGATTTTTTCAGACAAGCAGGAAAAGAAATGTGCGATATATATAATAATCGGCCAAAAGGAAGGGATATTATCATCGTTGGCAACTCATCTTCTTTATTAAATGAAAAAAAAGGTGAAATTATTGATTCATTTCCAAATATATGTAGAATAAATGATTGGATAGTTAGAGGCCTAAAGCACGTAAAGGATGTTCATGAATATACTGGCTCTTTAATAACTCATTGGGTCTCTGGTATTGGTTCTCAAATTCCCGCTTGGAGTCAAAATAGAACCCTGAAAAACAAAAAGACCATTTTTATACTTCCTCCTGATGCATTTCAACGGCTCAGGGCTTGGAGTTTTTATTATAATGGAGTTAATCCATCAATGTTCTCTACAGTACCATATATGAAGATGACCTTTTGTGAAAGATTAGGATATCAATTAGATAAACAGCCTATATGGAAAGATGTATATTCTAATGATTTATATGATACAAAAGATAATGTAACATTCGTGCCAGAATATATAAGCAAAGAAATCGCGGAAAATACTGTTGATTACCCGTCTACGGGGATATCAACAATCGCTTATTTTAAATTTGTACTTAACATGAATGTATATACGATTGGCTTTGATTTCTTTTCAAAAAATACGCGCCATTATTATGATCCCGACAAGCTCTCTACTTGGCATGGCTCACTGCACGAATTTGGCGAAGAAGCCAAGGTCTACAAAGACTGGCTGAATCAAGGATTAATTCGTGAGATCTAGTATAGCTTTCTGTAAAAGCTTTATTTGTTCTAAGTTTAGTTTTACTTCGCCTTTATAATCATCTTTAATAATAAAATTATTTTTATTTTTTATGATTTCTGGGCAACATCTCCCTCTACCGCATTGTAGAACTATTCTTTCTTCTTGGTTTGGTTTGTTTTTCATTCAGTAGTAATAATTATATAAAGTTATAAGGAGCTGTTTTTCAGCTCCTTTTTTTCTTTTTGCTTTTGATAGCCTTAATATCTTTAAGAAGTAATGCGTAGACTCTTGTGCCGTTTGATTTTTTCATCATATCATAAGGCGTCTTGTTGTCTAGCTCTTTTCTAGGCGTTCCTAACCAAGTCACGGATTCGTATGATGCCATATTGTCTGCAAGCGTCTCCATGACTTTTAATGTTTTTGGATCTAACTTCACTTATATATAATATAAGTAATTTAAAGAAAAGCTATTTTATTTGTGTAAATAAAAAAATGGGACCAGTGCTAAATACAATAATAGGGGCCGCAATCAAAGTCGGAGCTAATTTATTAAACTATTGGCTTGAGCAGAAACGGCAGGATCAAATGATTCTTTCTGCAAGAGATTCGGAAATGTTAAAAGCCTTAATAGATAACCAATCAAAAACCGCACTAGACCCTTTCGTGAAGGCAACAAGAAGAATACTATTTCTAACAATTACTTTTACAATGTGTTTTTTAATGATATACTACGCAATGAACCCAAACATTACATATGATGTAATTATAGATAAACCTTCTGGGGGAGGTATATTCTCATGGATAATTGGCGCGCCAGACTGGCAGCAGGTTCAATTGACTGGCGGCCTAATGTTGACTTCGTTTATGGATTTATGTTTTATGGTTGTTGGTTTTTATGCTATACCCAGCAGAGCGAGATGAAGAGCTTGTATATACTTATTTTCCTGCTTATGTTTGGTTGTTATTCTCCACTTGCAAACAAAAGTAAAATTAAAAACCCTCCTAGCATTTCTGTTGTACATATTCCAGAATTTGAAGATGTGGACAAAAATAGAGATGGCAATTTGTCAAAAAAAGAGTTTGATCAAATATCTGCAACTGTAGAGTCGTCGAATTACTCAGTAAAGAGCCCAATCATAGTAATGTCAATTATTTCAATTGCTACATTAATAATGTGTGCTGCATCATCATTTCTAAAGTGTAATAAATCTGAGTAATGTTTGATAAAATAGTACAGATAGAAAGTTTAATCACTGCAATAGTAACATTAGTTATTACGCTGCTAACAATATATGTTAAAAATAAAGCCGTCAAAGCTCAAAAAGAAAAAAACCAAGAATGTCCTGAAATTAAAGCTCAGAAACAAATGGAGGCATTGACGCAAAAAAATGAACAAATTATTGATTGTATAGAGTATACAAGGAGTGAGCTTAATGCAGATAGATGCTATATATTCGAGTTTAGCAATGGTGTTCATTTTTCATCTGGTATGCCTGCTCAAAAATTTACATGTTCTTACGAGTGCGTAAATGGGGGAATAAGCTCTGAGTGTCAAAACCCTGGAGAGTACAGGGTTTCAAATTATAATTCTTTTATAAAAAAGATAATTAACGGGGACTCAATATGTTTTAACTCTTTAGATGAGTGCAAAATGCCTTTATTTAGAGAGCTTCTTGCAAAAAAAGGTGTTAAGAGCGTTTATAATTTTCCAATTAAAAACTTGCAAGGAAAAGTTGTTGGAATATTCGGAGTGGACTACGTTAAAAGAGAGAGAAAGCTTGAAGGAAAACATTTAGAAATATTAAAAAATAGAGCTTTAAAGCTTGGCGGATACTTAGTTGATTGAAACTTTTGTATTATTAATTATAATAATTAATATGCCTTTTTTATTCTGTCAGCAGTGTGGTACAAAAAATACCTACGAAAGTGCTCGTCCAAATTTTTGCATGAGTTGCGGTACTTCGTTTGGTTCTATGTCGGCGCCTGCGGAAAATAATACACCGAAAGAAGATCAGCCTACCGAAGTTCAGGAGACACCAAACTTTAATATTCAAAAACTAGAATTTGAAATAATTAATAACAACGTCGAGCAAACGACATTAGGCTCTGTGATGAAAGAAGAGAAGATTGGCTTAATGCCAAGAAAAAAGCGAAAAAGCAAAACTGGAGACCCAATACAAGATTCTATGGATCTTTGTAAGCCTGTTAAGGAGCCTATAGATATTGAGCAAAAATAATCCGCTAAAATACGAAGATTGTCACGATATAGTTATTGAGGAAATATCCAAGCGTAGACCAAAATGGTATCTTACCTCTTTATCATGGATGGACTTTGACGATGTTATTCAAATAATTTCATCGCATATATATGTGAAGTGGGAAAAATATGATCCCTCTCAACCTTTGAAGCCTTGGCTTAACAAGATTATTAGCAATCAATTAAAAAATATATTAAGAAATAATTACTCTAATTTTGTTAGGCCCTGCTTAAATTGCCCTTTTAATTTGTCTGGAGATGGAGTCGAGGAAAGTAGCTGTTCATTTACAAAAAGCGGTACTCAAGATTCTTCATGCCCTTTGTTTAAAAAATGGGAAAAAACAAAAAAAGCTGCATATGACATAAAGCTTCCACTATCAATTGATTCGGAGGCTGCGGAGCATAAAGAAATCGCCGCAAAAAATTCTGAAATTGTTGAAGCTGAACAGAGGCTTCATGTCGAAATGAAAGAAGTTCTTCCAGAACGGCAATATATGATATACAAAATGCTATTTATAGATTATTTATCAGAAGAAGAGGTTGCTGCAAGAATGGGTTATAAAACTTCCGAAACAGGCAGGAAGGCTGGATACAAGCAAATTAAAAACCTTAAGAAACAATTTAAAGAAAAAGCCAAAAAACTAATCAAAACAAAAGATATTTTTCTAAGATGAAGGACGCAATAAAATTAACCGAAGACCATAAAAAGTTTATCGAGGAAAATAAAAACAGGTTGTGCGATTTAGGCGAAATGACTCGGGCAGTATTTATGGATGAAAGCTTAGATGGTCGAACCCAGCAAGGTAGAGCAGTTAGAGAGTATCTAATAAAAATTGGCCAAAAATTTGATACCACAAAAGCTGCACCAGCAAAAGAAGTTAATTTATCTGATCAGCACATAGAGTTTATAACTGAATATGCTAATAATGGAACTAACGCATACCAAATTGCCAAGCTAATCTTTCCAGAGCTAAATGTAACTCCTTTAAGTAAAGAAACTACTGTGATAGCGGACTATATAAGAGAAAATGTGCCTCAAGGTATTTCTGATGAAGATAGCGCAAGGGGTGTTGAGTATAATCCGCCTGCAAGTATTTTAGCTTCAATAAAAAGAATAAATAAATGTACTGGAGCATCTATAAATGATAAAAAAATGACCAGGCAAGAAGAGCTCTGCGCAGAAGCAATTATGCATACTTTAGCTTCTCCCAGATTTACTTCCCAGATTAATAGCTATACAGATATTAAAGATAGGAATTTATTTGAAGCAGAATTTATTAGGGCTTGTTGGGATAAACCTGACTTAACATCTGATGAAATTAATATGTATATTAATGTTTGCATGGATTATATAAATCTAAAACAAATAGAAAAACAGAAACTTAAACTGAATGATATGTTTAATTCTGCCGAAGAAGAGACTGATTTAACAATGAGACTTACTGAGATATTGAAAACAAAAAGCGAAGAATATAATCAATGCATAAATAGAATAGATAGGGCAATAACAAAGCTTCAGGGAGACAGGTCAAAAAGGCTTGACCGAAAAAATCAAAATACTGCCAGCATGCTGTCTTTAGTGAAGCTATTTCAAGAAGAAGAGGAGCGAGAGATTATGATTAAGATGGCAGAGATGCAGAAAAACTTAGTCAGAGAAGAAGCTGACACTATCGAAGAAATGCCAGACTGGAAGGCAAGAATTTTAGGTATAAGTAAGTCAGATGTCATCTAACTTTATATGCAAAGAGTGCGGTCAGGCATTTAACTCTGAAAGGTCTCTGCATGCCCATTTAAAAAAACACTCTCTAACTGTGGCAGAGTATTATACAAAACATTTCCCTAGGTATAATTTACTGACTGGGAAGCCAATGCCTTTCAAGAACAAAGAAGAATATTTTAGAAAAGATTTTTCTAATAGAAAACAAATGAATGAGTGGCTTGACTCTCAAGACAAAAACTCTGAAAAAGTTAAGAATTATTTAATCGAAAAAGTCTACCACAGAATGAATGAAAAAAAATGCAGCTTAATGCCTAGCCATATTGAATTAGAATTATGCGATTTGCCTTCAATAAAATTTTATAAGAAATGCTTTGGAAGCTACAGTCAGGCCGCGCAAGCTGTAGAAAAAAAGTTTACAATGAATGATTTGAGCTTAACCTATGGCTCTGCAATTGTTAAAAATTTTTTCGAAAAAAATGAAAAATTTGAAAATCTTGAAATATTGATAGACACAAGAGAGCAAAAACCTTTAAGGTTTAATAGGTCTAAAATCCTGAAACTTGACTTTGGTGACTATACTGTCGGCGGAGAAGATTATTCTTATACTTACGTCGATAGAAAAAGCGAGTCAGATTTTAAGTCAACAATGTCTGTTGGTTTCGATAGATTTATTAGAGAAATTGAGCGCGCCAAAAGTTTTGATAGTTTTTTGTATATCGTTGTAGATTCTAGTATAGATAATATTAAAAAAAATAATGTATTCGCCCCACACAGGTCAAACCTGTCATACATATGGCACAACACAAGAAAATTAATTAGAGAATATTCTTCTAATTGCCAATTTATTTTTTCTGGAGGAAGAAGGGCTTCTGAGTTTTTGATACCAAGATTACTTGGTTTTGGTAAAATGTTATGGGACTGCGACATGCAATATCATATAGACGAAAGGATTGCTTCAAAAGCATGAGTTGGGAAACTGGGAGTCAATTTAATAGAAAGTCTTTGGCGACTATTAATCAGGAAATTTTACAAAAGAAAGGGTATCTTGATGAGAAAGAAGCTAAGATATTACTGTATAAATTTTTAAGAAACAATATTACTTTTACGGCGGATTTAATAGCTGGAGTAAAGCTCTTTCCGTTTCAACACATGGCCGTTAAGGCAATGTTTCAAACAGATTATTTTCTGGGGGTTTGGAGTCGGGGAATGTCTAAGTCTTGGACAACTGGAGTTTTCGCTTTTTTGGATGCCATACTGAACCAAGGAGTGCAGATTGGAATCATATCTAAATCTTTCAGGCAATCCAAGATGATTTTTAAAAAAATTGAAGATATGGCAAATAAACCAGAAGCTGCATTTTTGTCCCAATGCATTACTAAAACTTCAAAAACAAATGACCAGTGGACCATGCAGATTGGCGAGAGCCAAATTCATGCGCTTCCCTTGGGGGATGGCGAAAAGCTTCGCGGTTTTCGTTTTCATAGGATTATTATTGATGAGTTTCTTTTGATGCCTGAAAGAATATATAACGAAGTTATTATTCCGTTTTTGTCCGTAGTGGAAAATCCCACACAAAGGGAGGATCTTTATAATTTAGAAACAAAACTTATAGAGCGGGGAGATATGCAAGAGTCCGAAAGGTATATCTGGCCAAACAATAAATTAATTATGCTTTCGTCTGCAAGTTATAAATTTGAATATATGTATAAAGTTTATGAAACCTTTGATGACTTAATAATTAACGGAAATAAAAACCCAACCGAAGCGAACAGGGTTATTATGCATTATAGTTATGACTGCGCACCCAAACAACTTTATGATCAAAACTTAATCGACCAGGCCAGAAGCTCTATGAGCCAATCTCAGTTTGATAGGGAGTTTGGCGCTGTGTTCACCGATGATAGTTCTGGATACTTTAAAACATCCAAAATGGCCGCCTGCACCCTTCCTGAGGGCATGGAACCTAGTATAGAAGTTGCAGGAGACTCCTCGTCAAAATATTTGTTATCCTTTGACCCTAGTTGGGCCGAAAGCGAAAGCAGTGATGATTTTGCGATTCAAATTTTTAAGTTAAATGATGAAAGAAAAGTTGGCACACTGGTACACAGCTATGCTTTGGCTGGAGCGCCTATGAAGGAGCATATTAATTACATGCACTATCTATTAACCCATTTTAATATAGTTGCAATGGTTGGTGACTACAACGGGGGCGTTCAGTTTTTAAGTGCGGCAAATGAAAGCGCTACTTTTAAAAAAGCAGGGATTCATATACAAACAATTGAAGCGGATTTTGATAATATTGAAGACTACCAGAAAGCATTAATTAGCGCCAAGCAGCAATACGACTTAAAAGAAAAAAGAATATGTGTTTTAAGGAAACCGTCTAGTGCATGGATAAGGAGGGCAAACGAATTGCTGCAGGCCAACTTCGATCATAGGAGAATATTTTTTGCTTCTCCAGCAATTGATGATTTTTATGAAAACCAAAGAAAGAAAAAAATACCAATAGATCGCTTAAAGTTCTCTAATATAATTGATAAAGAAAAATCTTCTACGGCTGCAAAAATGATTGATTTTGTTGAGCACCAAGAATCTATGATTCATTTAACAAAGGTCGAATGCTCCTTGATACAGATTACTACGTCTCCGCAAGGCACGCAAACATTTGATCTTCCTCCTACGCTTAAAAGGCAAACTGGTCCAGAGAAAACTAGAAAAGATAGCTATTCGGCTCTAGTTTTAGGGAATTGGATGATTAAAACATATTATGATTTTATAACAAGTAAAAGAGATGTCGTGTCTACTTTTACCCCAATGTTTATTAGATAAAAGTTTTTTCACATATAATATAAATATGTCATTTTGGGTTCATAGGGGGAGCTTAGGTTGGGATAACGGGGTTAGCCTCGCAAACTCAACACAGCTTTTGGATTTATATATTTTTTCCTCGGGACCATCTCTTGCTAACGTAGATTTAAAAATGTTTGATCAAAAACCTGTATATAAATTTGGGATCAATACAACTTACCCAAAGGTTAAGCCTGATATTTGGCTTGGTCTAGACAGGCCAACCTGTTTTAATAAAAACCTGTGGTCTGAAAGCTTTATAAAAATATTAAACGGAAGGTTTTCTGAAGAAAAAATAGATTTGGTAAACTTAAAATCGTTTCCAAATACATATTTTGCAGACTTTACAGATATGCCAGAAACCGACAAAGAATCCATTAGGCTCATATTTAAAAATACTGAAAAAGACTCTAAGCTACTTTGGCAAAAAAATACTTTAATATCTTCTCTACATTTAGCTATAATGATGGGTTTTAAGCGTATACACATGCTTGGTTCAGACTTTGGTGGCAGGGGAGATTACTTTGATGACTCAAAAGATGCTAGGCCAAACAATTATTTTTTTGAAGATGATAAAATTGATCGCGACTCCCCAAGCGGAAAAATATCAAAAAAACAAAGAGAGGTAAATAAAAGATTGTATTCTGAACAGTTAAGCTTTATAAAAAAACTAATTCCCCCATGTGAAGCAAGAGGGATAAAGATTATATCTTGTTCGAAAAATTCTCCCCTCAACGAAATAACTAAATTCATAGAACCAGACGAAGCGTTAAGTCAGTCTATTGAGAGGTTAAAACAGAAAGTCAAAGTTAACTTTTAACTTAACTTTTAGACTTTTATGTGTATGATATAACATGGCAAGAAAATATACCAAAAGATCTGACTACTGGAATAAGTTTGAAAAGAATAACAATAGTCTTGACCAGCTTTTTACTCAGTCAGACCCAATTGAGCCAAAATTGTGTGGGGCAAGCTATTATAGCGAGTCTTCATTTGTAAGATCTCAGCCTTCATCTGGTTCAGATGGACTTTCACTTAACCGAACTACCCACTCCGCAACAAAGAAAAAGAAATACGTTAATATTCACGAGGGTATTTTACCTTTTGAATCTATGAGTGGAGGTGTATCCGTCAGGGAGTCAATAGAGCTTTGCCAGAAAGCTTATGCTAATGTTGCAATATTCAGAAATGCAATCGACATTATGGCTGAGTTTGCCAATTCAAAAATTCACCTTGAGGGAGGCACTGCTCCAGCCAGAGAGTTTATAGATAAGTGGTTGGAAAAATCAAAAATATGGAATTTAAAAGATCAATACTTTAGGGAATACTATCGTTCTGGTAATGTATTTTTATATAGAGTTGATGGCAAGTTTAATCAAGAAGATTTTAAGAAAATTAGTTCTATATACGGGTCTTCTCTTGCTATAGGCAAAATTCCAGTAAGGTATATTCTTTTAAATCCCTATGATATTGTGGCTACAAGGACTACGGCGTTTGAGGATGGGGATTACAAAAAAATACTTTCAGAATACGAGCTTGATAGATTGAGAAAGCCTAAAACGCAAGAAGATAAAGAATTTTATGATAGCCTACCTCAAAAAACTAAAAAAGAAATTAAAGAAAAAAGATTTTCAAGAGAAGGTATTTACGTCCAGCTTGATCCAGAAAAGTTGAGCTATAGTTTTTATAAAAAACAAGATTATGAGCCATTTGCGATACCTTTCGGTTTTCCTGTTCTTGAGGATATTAACTGGAAATTGGAACTTAAAAAAATTGACCAAGCAATAAGTAGGACCGTAGAAAATGTTATACTTTTAATAACTATGGGTGCCGAGCCAGATAAGGGAGGAATCAACCCAACTAATTTAGGCGCAATGCAACAATTGTTTGCAAATGAAAGCGTTGGAAGGGTTTTAGTTAGTGACTATACTACAAAAGCAGATTTTGTTATACCTGAAATAAATAAAGTTTTGGGTCCAGAGAAATATAGAGTTGTGAATGAAGACATCAGAGATGCTCTTCAGAATGTTATTGTTGGTCAAGAAAAATATGCAAATACTCAAGTTAAGGCTCAAATATTTTTAGAAAGATTAAAAGAAGCTCGAAATGCTTTTATCAATGATTTCCTTCAGCCTCAAATAAAATTAGTCTGCAAGGCAATGGGTTTTAGGAAATTCCCAAATGCCAAATTTGAAGATATAGATATAAAAGACGAAGTTCAGCTGCAAAGAATTGCCACAAGGCTTATCGAGCTTGGGGTTTTATCTGCAGAAGATGGATTGAAAACAATACAGACTGGAGTTTATCCTACTCCAGAGCAATTGGTAAAAAACCAAGAAGAGTATACCAAGCAAAGAGAAAAGGGTTTATACAATCCATTGATTGGTGGGGTACCGTTTATAGAGCCTCCTGGGGCAGAAAAAGAAAGAAAGCTAAAAGAAAAAGCTTCTAAGGTTACTCCTCCAACCCCTAACGCACAGGAAAAAAATGCTACACCTAATGAAGTTGGCAGGCCATCAGGTGCAACAGCGTCTTATAGCAGAAAAGGTATACAGGAGACAATTTATGCAGTAGAAAAACTTAGGAGCGATTTAACTTCAAAATTAAAAAACAAAATAAATAAAAAACGTTTAAATAAATCTCAAATTTCTTCTGTTGATCAACTTGTGGAGTCTATTGTTGTTTCGAGCGATAAAAATAACTGGAACTCTATTGGAGAGGAGTGTATTTCTAGTTTTGAAAAAATTCAAGAGCTAGATATTCTGAAAGATATATCAGAGGTCGCTTCAGAGCATGAGTTGCCTGAGTACCCTGCAGCAATTTTATATCATAGTAAAACTAAAAAATAACTTTTTTTTGTGTATCATAGATTACTATGGTAGAATTTTATAACGTAAAGAAAAAAGCTAGGGTACAAATACCTGCCGATCAAATCGAAAAAAAAATCTATAAACGCACTCTCAAGAGCGGAAAAATTTCTGAGAGATATGGTTTTGCTGCAGTTGACGATGATGGCACAAAGTTAGCCAAATTTTGTAGCAAGGCAGATTTTGATTCCCTGGGGGAGTAATTATATGGAGACTGCATCTCAAAAAAGCGCTTATAAGTATACAACTACTTTAATTTGTGAAGTTACTGCATCCGCTTCCCCTGTAGATGTTGGTCAAATATCTGAGGCATCTTTAGAAAACCTCAATCCGCTTATACCAAAAGACATTAATCTAGAAAGAAATATAGATCTGCTTGGTGTTGCCTTTAATGCGGCAGTGGTAAACAAATTTAATAAAAACGGTGACGGTATAGATTCCTCTACGGCCGTTGCAATCAAAGACTATTTCATACACAAGCCTACAAACATAGAGCATAATAGAGATCAGGTTGTCGGTCATATTGTATCATCTGGATTTTCTTCTTTTGAAGATAGTAAAATTATGTCAGATCAAGATGCATCCTCAACCAAAGATCCCTATAACATATCATTGGCTGCTGTCGTATACAAAAATGCAAGCCCAGAGTTCTCAAACATGCTGGAATCTTCAAGAGATGAAGACGGCGAACTTTCGACTGTTGTGTCTACGAGCTGGGAACTTGGATTCAATGAATTCGCAGTAGCAATTGGATCTCACGATCTAAAAGATTGTGAGGTCAAGTATGGAACAGATGCAGAAGAATTGAAAGATAATTTAACTTGTTTTGGCGGATCTGGAAAACTAGAAGACGGAAGGACTGTAAACAGATTGGTTATTGGCGAGGTTTTTCCTCTTGGAGTTGCTTTTACAAGCAAGCCTGCTGCAGATGTTAGTGGAGTTTTGGTTGCGGATTCCGACGAAAAGAATGAACAAGTTAAGGTATCTAACGATGCCTTTTTAAATAAAATTAAAAATAAATGTTCTCATACAGAAAAAAACGATGTAATTGACAACAAAGAAATTATTTTAGATAATATGGACACTGAAAAAATTATTACTAGCTTGGAATCCCTTCTTGAGGAGAAACGTAACAAAAACGATTTTTCTGAAGAAGCCGTGGCAAGCATTACTAAACTCGTTAATGATGTGATTATCGAAAAGTCTTCAGAGTGGCAATCGCAAGTTGAACAAGCCGAAACGAAGGCTAAGGAACTTGAAGATGCTCAAGCCGAGATGACTGAGAAGTATAATGCATTGTCTAGCGAATTTAAGAGTGCTCAAGAACATTTAGATCAACTCAAGAAAGAAAACGAAGAAAGAGATTTTCAAGACGCTTTTAATGCTCGCATGGAATCGCTTTCCAATGAGTACGACTTGGATGAAGAAGATCTTAAAATTGTCGCTTCTGAGCTTCAGAGTGTAGACAAGGGAGAAGAGGCTTTTGCAGATTACAAAGCCAAGTTCTCTAAAATATGGTCTCACAAAAACAAAGAGTTTATTCAAAAGCAAGCAGAAGAGCTTGAGGCTAAAATCGCTGCTGAAGTAGAAAAAAGACTTTCTGCTGAAGAAGTTGAAGATACCGCTGAAGTTGTTGACGCTGCTTTGGAAAATGTTGAGGAATCCGAAGAGGTTATTCCTAACAATAATTCCGATTCCGCAGAAGCCGAATCATTAACCGAAAAATTTGAAAAAGCATTTTCTGGAGAAAATGTATCAATTAAATACTAATTTACTAAACAAAGAAAACTATGGCTATTAGAATATTACCATTCAGACAATACGACGAAAATGAAGTAATCAATATGTTCGCTTTCGACGGCACCGTTAACTCGAAGCCTTCGGAAACACATAGTGATGCTGGCATGGTCGTTCAGGTGAAAGCTGGTAATCCCAAGATTGGTGAGCCGATTGGTCTTTCCGCAAACTCTGATTTGCTTGGACCTTCGGATTATCCAAACGTCGCTAGAAATTACTACCCAGAAGCTCCAATGAAAGTTGAAGCTGCTAGTACTAGTAGCGTTGAAGCGCTTGGAATTACCCTGGCTCAAACATTAACTCACGACGAAAACGGAGAAAATCTTCTGCGTTATCCACAAAAGAAGGCTGAGCTTTATGCTGTAACTTCTGGTGAAGCAGTGCCAATCGCAACAAGAGGAATTTTTACTCTTGGCGCTAGTGCATTTACTGTTTTGAACACTGCGCATAAATCTGTTAAAGTTTCTACCACTGTAGCTGGAAAGCTGGAGAGTGAAGCGACAACTTCGGCAGCTTCTGTGGGCAAGATTCTTGCTACTGGAACTCGCGCTTCGCAAAACGGAAATCCTGATCAATTTGCTGGAGACTACGCAGTTGTAAAATTTGAATTTGGAGCCAACACGGCCACATAAGGAGATTTTAAAATATGGAAATTACACTTAAACATACTGACGAGCAAGTAGAGCTTGTTAAAGCCATGGCTTCTTCCAACAGAGATGTTGCTTATGAAGCTCAAGCCGCTTTGGCAAAATTTATTGCTCCTGTTCTCGCTCAAGTAGTTAATCAAGCCCCTACGCTTGCTAACAAGTTTCAAAGCTTTAGCTTTAATTCTGAAGATAATCCTAGTTTTCCTCTGGATCTTTACTATGATGTGACCGACGAAGATTACATTTACACCTGGAGTCAATCTCTTGCAGGTGGTCTTCCTACCAACCAAGTCCAACCGACTCATTCTGAAATGAAGTTCACTACCTATCGTCTTGACAGCGCAATTAGCTTCGACAAGAGGTATGCTTCTAAGTCCAGAATGGATGTTATCGGAAAAAGCATGACTCGTCTTGCTCAGGAAATCATGATCAAGCAAGAAGCTACTTCGGCCAATCTTGTTCTCGGCGCTTTGTCCGAAGCAAAAACCGACGGAGTTTCTCATGTTCATGAGTCTACCAACGGCAGAATCATGCTTGAAGATTTTAACAAGCTTATCACTCTTTCCAAGAGAATTCATAAATCTTGGTACGGAGGTACTCCTGAAGGCGGAAGCAGTCGTGGAGTAACTGATTTGCTGGTTTCTCCTGAAATTGTAGAAGACCTTCGCTCTCTTGCCTACAATCCTGTTAACACCTCTGCTGGTGTTAAAGTTGAAAAGGGCAGTGGAAATGGCTTGGCTGATTCTACGATTGCTGCTACTGATTCAATGCGCGAAAGCCTTTGGAATAACTCTGGAATTGGAGAATTCTTCGGAATTCGCCTTCAAGAGTTTAGTGAGCTCGGAAAAGACAGAAGATTTAACGATACTTTCGCCTCCATGGTTACTGCTGCTGGAGGTAAAAGCAGCGTTTCTTCTTTCAATACGTCGAGCGACCAAATTATCATCGGTCTTGACGCATCAGTTAGTTCTCTCTGGAGAGCTGTTGCAACTGATTCTGAGACGGGTTCCGAAATGAACCTTGCCGTTGATGATCAGTACAGCGTTCGCCAAGGAAAGATTGGTTACTACGGTTCTTTGGAGGAAGGCCGAGTAATTCTTGACAACCGTGCATTGTACGGAATCAAGATCTAGGTTTCTTTGTTCCCCCCCTCCCCCGCAAAAGGGTCTGTCGAAAGGCAGACCCTTTTGTTTTTCACAAGCAATTGACTTTTGTGTATACCATTGTATAATATAAATAAAGGGGTAAATATGGCTAAATCAAAAAAAACTAATACATCTAAAAAGAAGAAACCTGTAGAGCAAATACATGGTAAAGACGAATCTGTAGAAAGCGAAATTGAGAGCAAAGTAAAGCTTGCTCAAGATCTTAATCAGATACTAGGGCTCAAAAAGAAAAATCCTTTTGGGGTTAATACTGAACAAGAACTAGTTGAAAGTCTTTCTTCCATGAACTTAACGGATATGAGGGAGCTTGCCGTTCATGCAGGAATTTTCCCAAGTGGAAATCGAACCGTTCTAAGAAAAAAAATTATCAAGGGTTTCAACTCCTACACAAAAGGGGGTTCGCAAGAAATTAAAAGCATTCCTGTAAATAATGTTAGAGCTCCCGATTCTGAATTGCAAAAAAAAATTGATTCCATTTGGAATAAAAAATAATGCAGAAAAACAATGTACAATATCACTGGAGCTTATAAGGTTGGCGACTTAGCGAACGAAATTTTTGAATATGAATATGATGGCGATCCAACGCTGTCAAATGAGACCAGAATATCGGGCTGGCTAGATTCTAATATAGGAAAATTAAATAGCAGAATTCATACGGAGTTCTGTACTGTTAGTGGTTACTTTGCCACACCAGAAACAGTATCTTATTCATTTGGGCATGAAGAGGCGTCAATATATACCCAAATGCACATGGTAAATTATTATTCCAAAGCCACAAGAAAAGTTTTAATGGGGCAATCTGTGATAATTCCTACTGGAACATCTGGGTCAGGAATGAACAATAGCACCTCTGCTTCAAATTTTGTTGGAATGAGTGATTGGACCGAAATACAAGAAGGCGATACAACTATCAAAAGAGAGCCTTTGTATAACACTTTAACTGGTAGCTCGATTGTCACAACAAATTCCTCTTCGGTTGATCTAGATGATTTTGCAAAGCAGTATAGAGAATTAATGAATGACTCTAGGGGTCAAATGGAAGATCTTATTGCTGCATATAATATACATGGTGCAAAGCCAACACAAATATCGTAATGGCAACAAATCTTGTAGAAGACGAAATGAGGCAGTCAATTCGTGCTGCTATTGATGACGTGCATGAAACCTTTGCAAGAGAGATAAAAATATTTAAAAGAAAAACAGAAACTTTTATTGCTACCACAACAAGTACATATAATGCTTTATACAATAGACTAAAAAGTCAGCAAAGAACTCTAGGAAAGTTTACTGAAATATCTGTAAAAGCAAGAATAGACTATATTACAACTACAGAGCATAATAGGCTTTCTGGAACTAGCGCTCAAATAAATCTATCTTTACCAGATGGTTCTGTGAGACTAAAAATTGACAATGAAGGGTATCTTCATATAAAATCCTCTTCGAAATTAGAAGTTGACAATCAATTATACGAGCTTATGAGCGACTCTGGAAAAACTGGACCTTTTGAGCCGCATTATCATGTTTTATATTTAAGAAGGAAGGATTGATATGGCCAAGATTAACATGAAAGGGCTTCAACGCGAAATTGCTGGTCAGTATTCTGTAAAATTTAGAAGAGCAATAGAAAGAACGATCAGAAGAGATGTGAATAAAACCAAAATGAAAATGCTTGCTGAGTTTGATAATCACTCTGTTACTAGAGACCTTCAGGGCGGAAGTTCTACATTTCCAGGAGGAGGTGACTTATTTTCTTTTATAGGTTTTAATTCTGGAGATAAGCCTACAAGCGCTTTAAGGGCATTGCTTTTAAAATCTTTAAGAGTGAAATTTATTAAAACATCTAGAATGGAAACAGAAGTTGTTTTTGATATCAGTCTACCAAGCATGTCTGAAATAGAAGCTCTAACTCCAATGCCTTGGGCTCCAGGTAGAAGCTGGGCAAAAGAAATAGAAACTGGAATATCTGGGCTCGGACAATATTTAGTAAAAGACTCTCCTTCTAGTAGGTCTGGAAAAGCTATACAGGTAAAGGGAACCATAAGAAGCTCAGATATGTCTGGCAAGCCGTACATGACAGAAATACTCGGAAATTTAATTAAAAATTTAACATCTAACCTAGATATAACATGAAAGAACAATTCGATCATTTATTGCAGTCTAGTTTTTATTTATGGTTTGATGATAGGTTGACGAGGAAATCTGAGGCTTACTCGCAACCAATTCATGGTCAAGATTTTGATGTTGTTGTTAGGGGTCCCGAAGGTGCTGGACTTGATGTTCCTGAAAATTATGACGCGTATTATTGTGCGGACAGACAGCTTGTAGCAAATGGAGCATCCGAGCCATCTGGTATATATATTGATGGCGCATTTGTTCCTCAGAAAGATGCAACATATGGATTAATAATTGATCATAATGAAGGCAGGGTGCTTGTAAAAGGAAAAGATAGCGGCGGTATAGATTTAATAAATAAAAATATTAGCGGACATTTTAAAAGAAAAGAAATTAATGTATATATAACCAATGAAACCGAGGAGCAGTTACTTCTTCAAAATGATTTTATACTCAGTGATGTTGTTGGGGAACCAACTTATCTTAAGCAGCAGGCAGAACTTGGTGATAAAAAATATAGTTTACCCGCAGCTTTCATTAGCCTTAATTCTTCTTCAAATGAACCTTGGGCTTTTGGAGGAGTAGATGATACTCGCACAGTTATTAGAGTAGTACTTATAACGGACAGTAATTATAGTCTTGATGCAACCCTTTCACTTTTTAGAGATGCGCAAAAAACTCAATTTGAGATGGTAGAGTTTGAAGATTTTCCATTTGGAGAATTCTATCATGTTAAAAATTTTCCATATAGTTATCCAGATTTTATTAAAAATAAAAAGGGGCCAAGGTTTCCTGCATTTATAGACAGAGTTATTGTATCTAAATTGTTTGATAGATCGGGTACACAAATACCTCAGGGCCTAAGAATTGGTTTTATAGATTTTGAAATTTCATCTATAAGAAAACCTCGTTCAGACAGCTATTAGGTAATATTTAAAAAAAAAGTTCTCATTTTGGGTTTGGCCATGTAATATAGGTTAACCTTAACCTTATTAAATTTAAAGATTAAAATTATGGCTAGAAACAGAGTAATATACCAATCAGAAGCTCTTTTTACTAAAGAAGCAAGTGGTCACCACCGCTTGAGCAATAGTGATCAGCTTCTCCGAGTGCAGGACATTTCTCATGGAGTCGAATTGAACAGAACTGATGTTAATGAATTCGGCCAATTGTCCGCCATCGAAAGAAAAATTATCGAACCCCCCACAGTAAGTCTTGACTTTTCCTACTACGCTCATGGCGGAAGAAATGAAAAGCTTTTGGGATTTACGATGACCACTGACAGGTCTTCCACTACTTCAAACTTGAAGCAAGCAATTTCTGGATTTATGACTGGAGCTGTTGATGAAAAGAACTACTACATCGCTGTTAGTGAGGCTGGAGACGACTTAGGTGCAGAACCAGCTGGAACTCAAGAAGGTGTTATTGGAATCGGAAACGGTTCTGTAACTAGTTATAGTCTTGAAGCGGCTGTAGGAGATATTCCTTCATCTTCGGTTTCGGTAGAAGCTTCAAATATCATTTTCCAAGGTTCTGGAGAAAATATTAAGAATCCTTGCGTTAATAATAAAGATGGTTCGTTTAAATATCCTCAAGGCGCTGCTGGAGTTAATGCTGTTGGTAACTTGCATCAATTCCCAATGGCTTCTGACACTGGAACTAAAGCTAACGACTACGATGTAGCTTGTGTTCGCCCAGGAGATATTACGATCAACTTTAACGACGCTGGAAACCCAGGACCCGCTGATGCTGCGCAACCTTCTGGAGAAGCTTCCCAAATGGGTGGAGCTTACATCGAAGGAAATAAAGCGTCACACATTCAAAACTTTACGCTTGATGTGCCTTTGGCTAGAACTCCTCTTAGTAGAATTGGAAGCGTTT